TGGTGACCGGTCCGACAGGAGAGACAGGGCCGACGGGAAAAACCGGTCCAACGGGAGAAACCGGTCCTACGGGAGCCGATAGTTTCGTAACGGGGCCAACTGGACTTGCGGGATTTAACGGTATCTCTACCGGACTTTTACTGTATTTGAATTATTCTGAACCGACTACCGTGGCAGCAGCAACGGAAGCAACGTTGACGACGCTTGTAGGAGACACGGTGTTGTATGGCGAAGACCCAAGTGGCAATCCCATCACACGAATTGATGCACTCAAGATTCGTCCCAATGTCAATGCTCAAATCGATGTAACCGCTGTAACAAGTGATACATTACAAGTAATTGCGCAATACGGTATCCTTGTAGAAGATTTGCCTGGCATTCGCGGAGTGCTTCCTTCTGGTGTATGGAACATGCATTTGTACGTATCGACGCCTACCCCAAACGTTGTGACCATAGGGTACCTAGTCGTTGTATACAACGGAGTGACGTACACGTCCTACCGAAGTGCCATGATACCTATTGAATCTTCGACGCCGACCTTGCAGTATATTGAGGCGGTCATCCCAACAGATACGGATTTGACCAACATTGAATCCATTGAAATTGTTATCCTAACACAATCCGTAGATCCTGGAGAAGCGACCGTATATTTTCAGTCCACCACATATTCCCACATTCATACCTCTTTGGAAATTTTAGGTGCGACGGGTTCCACGGGTCCGACGGGAGCCGACAGTTTTGTAACGGGGCCAACGGGAGACACCGGACCGACAGGTGAAACAGGTCCGACGGGAGCCGACAGTGTTGTAACGGGTCCAACGGGAGACACCGGGCCGACAGGTGAAACAGGTCCGACGGGAGCCGACAGTGTTGTAACGGGTCCAACGGGAGACACCGGACCGACAGGTGAAACAGGTCCGACGGGAGCCGACAGTGTTGTAACGGGTCCAACGGGAGACACCGGACCGACGGGAGCCGACAGTGTGGTCACCGGCCCGACAGGAGAAACGGGGCCGACGGGCGCCGATAGTCTGGTGACAGGCCCCACAGGCGAGACCGGGCCCACGGGAGCCGATAGTTTGGTGACAGGCCCCACAGGCGAGACCGGGCCCACGGGAGCCGACAGTGTGGTCACTGGTCCAACAGGAGAGACGGGTCCCACGGGCGCCGACAGTTTTGTCACTGGTCCAACAGGAGAGACGGGTCCCACGGGCGCGGACAGTTTTGTCACTGGTCCAACAGGAGAGACGGGTCCCACGGGAGAGACAGGCTCGACCGGACCGACGGGCGCCGATAGTCTAGTGACAGGCCCCACAGGCGAGACCGGATCCACGGGTGAAACCGGCCCTACGGGAGCCGACAGTGTAGTGACGGGTCCTACGGGCGAAACTGGACCTACGGGTGAAACCGGCCCTACGGGAGCCGACAGTGTAGTGACGGGTCCTACGGGCGAAACTGGACCCACGGGTGAAACTGGCCCTACGGGAGCCGACAGTGCAGTGACGGGTCCCACGGGCGCAGACAGTTTCGTCACCGGTCCCACGGGGAGCACCGGTCCAGATGGGTTTATGCCTCCCTTGCCCAGCTTGTTAGGTGCCGTCATGCTGAGCGATGGTGCAGGGTTTGTTACGAACTCGACAGACCTAGCGTTTAATGCCATCCCATCGACCTTATCCACCGGAACTCTCATTGCCGAAGATGGCGTAACTGGAGTCACTGGTACCAATACGAAATTCGAGTATGAATTGCGAAACGGACAGCCTCTTGGTACTTTAGGCACGATTGACACTATCGTTTCGGATACTTATTTGCTTTTACAAGGAGGGGCGAGCGGTAGCACGGGCCCGACATCATTTGCAACCACTTCGTACAATGAACTTGAGATCAACGGCGATTTGGTTCCATCTCAAGCCAACATTTACAACCTTGGCAATTCTACAAATTATTGGCGCAGTTTACACGTAGGTCCAGGGACCATCACCTTCAGTGCTCTCAACGGCGAAGTTGCTTTGTTGGGTCTCGACAACAACGGAGTTGCCTACTTCAATACTGGCGTATCGGCCAACAGTTTAAATATCGGACCCGTCAATGTAAATCCGGTCTACGGCGCCGTCGGCGGCTGGAATCTCACTGCGACCGGCGCTGCTGGAAGCCCTTCCTACGATTTGATTGCGCAGCAGGTCTCGAGTACGGTCGGAGGAGCTCTCGACGGTCCTATTTATTCTCTCCTCCATGCACCTACAGGTCCCACAGGCCAGGAAGGAAGCAAGTTGACCTCCACTGTAGTACATAGTCAAACCTATACGGTTCAACCGTCGGATGCCGTCATTCTTTTTCATTATACCGGAAGTGGCGGCGTCATTACACTGCCGAGCGTCAGTACAAGTTTAAATCGGACTCTGTACATTAAAAACTTGAACACGACGAACAGCGGTACCCACATAAACGCGGCGTCAGGTGAATTTATCGATGGTGTCAGCAATTTCACTATGGCGACATATCAATCAGGGGGGTTCGGATTCAATATGAGAGCACAAGTAAGCTTGTTGTGCGGTTCTGATGGAAATGGAGGCAGATCCTGGTGGGTACTGAGTGCCTCATAACTTTTGATTTTGTCCAATGTTGTGTCGAGTCGGGCGCATGTTTGGTGACACAACGCATAGGTCTCTTTTAAATTTTCGATACCGCGCACAGCATCCGCCAAATACGTCTTGATAGCAGGATGGTCTGGTGCATACTTGATGGCCGTGATAACGGTTTGATTGATTTTATGAATGGCGCCGTGCCGGTCGTCGCCGCGTCGCCATCGGCGCACCGATTCCGGAATAATCGAAGGAGCCTCAATGTTCAAATATGCATCTCGGGTCACCAGTTTTTGGTGCTTACCAACCATGGCCAAGAGCTTCAGGTTGATAATCACGTCGTCTAAATCCATTTACATTTTGGTTTCTATTTTCCGAAACAGGTCTTCGCTGTAAGCGAACCGTCCTGTCGGTTTGTACGTTTCAATCGAGTTGAATTTCGACTCTTTCTTTTCGGCTTTTTCCTTGACGTCTTTTCCAAACCCGTCGATTTGCGTTCCCGTTTGCTTTTTCACTTCCATGCGCACGTAGTCCGGGATCCAGTGCGCCCACGAAATGAACAACAGGTTGGGGTGCGTATACTGGACCCGCATGCCGTTGTCCTCAAGCTCTTTGACCAAATAGGCAATGCACGGGCGCACGTCATATTTGGGAACACCAATCAAGACTTCCGGAACGACAAACCAACAGCTTTGGTTATCGTGGCGCTGGCGCGACGTCGTTTTGATGCGCTTGTGGATGCGGTCCAAGATGGTGTTATACGACTTGACGGTGGTAATGTTGTTGTGCATCCGTTTGCGGAACAGGTCGTCTAAATTCAATTTGGCGGCGCGGATTTCGTCCATGTACTCTAAATCCAATTAAAGCAAGGCTTGTGTGAACCCATTAGAATGATCCGCCATTTGGTCATATCAGGAGGCGGGCCTAACTTTTTAGCGCACCTGGGCATTCTTGAGGAATGCATCGTGCGCAACGTGTTTGACGTCAACAACTTGGTGTCATGCCACGCTACCTCAGCTGGGACTATGGTAGGAATACTGATTGCAATGCGTATTCCCATCGCGGAGATTATCAATTACTTTTTGGAACGACCCTGGGACAAATGGATGAAAATCGACACCACCATATTTGACATGAAATGTTTTTTTGACTCCGAAATGCTGAGAGACGCTGCAGTTCCGTTTTTCAGCGCCTACGATGTCCCCCTAGACGTAACGTTTTCTCAATTCTACGATAGGTTTGGCGTCGACCTTCACATGTATGCTTCTAAACTGACCAACCTAGAATCCGTTGATTTAAGCCGCGCAACCCATCCGCATATGTCGATTACGGAAGCTGCCATCATGTCGTGCTCGGTTCCTCCCATGTACAAACCACACCTGTTTGAAGGGAATTACTTTATTGACGGCGGTTTTAGCAACAATTTTCCAGTCCTCTCCTGTTTACAAACGGCCGACCCGAATGAAGTGTTGGCCATTTCCAACGACTATACGCATTTGTGTCCCAATTTTGACGACATTTCTGTAGTGAAACTGATGGCACACATTGCAGACAAAATGACCTACCGATCCAATCACAGTGCGCAAAATAATGAAGCCGCCAAACAATGCAAACTGTTTTTTTCATACGCTGCAGACACCATGATGAGCACGGAATTGTGGCAAAACTTTCTCAACTCCCCCGAAAGTCGACGGACCATTTTTGACTCGGGAAAAATCCTTGCAATCACGCAATTTAACGAAGTCGAACATTGTTAAACAGTTGTTCCTTGACTTTGAGTTTTGGTTGGTTGGTTACCACGTGCGCGAACAAAAGGGGATGGGACTGTTGTACGGGCGCTTTTGGGATATGGGTCACGTACAAATCGCTTTTGCTGGAGGGCACGTACACCGCGCGGTCGTCGGCCTGAAGAGCGTATTGAATGTTGCGCAATTCCGATTCCGTATCAATCGAAAACCCCGACCGAGGGGCCGAATTGCCCGGTAAAAAGGCAACTGCCGGTCGGGAAGCGATGGGGACTTGACTTGGCGGCACCGCATCAACCATGGGAAACAGCATGTACTTGGTCGACGCCGGACGTGGCGAAAACGTCATGTCGGGGGGCGACGACGCAACAAATCGAGACGCAATACGCGCGTTTAGTTCTTCGACCCTCTCCATTATTTTATCTAAAGGTAAATAAATAAAATGGCGTGTCCCGCAAATAAGTTTACGATGTCCAAGGCTGACGTATGTGCGCTCTCAGAATCCGCCTACGAATCCACTTTCCGGTCTTTACAGCCCGACCAGAATCCTGGATGCGTGGAGGATGCCCAAGCGGCGTCCATGATATTGAGCGCAAAACGCGGTCACTGCAACTCGAGCCCAAAAACGAAATCGAGTCCTGGAAAATCAAGTCCTGGAAAATCAAGTCCTGGAAAATCAAGTCCTGGAAAATCGAGTCCCAAGAAATCTCCTACAAAGAAGGTGTCGCCGCGCGCCCGAGCCAAGGAGCAATTCAACGCGTTTCGGTCCCGCAATCACGTATCGTGGGGACGTGATTTGTACGGCAATTTGAAGCAAGCCGCGGAAGGATTAGGCAAGACTGCCTATTACGGAATCAAAGGAGTAGGGAATGGTATCCTTGGACTCGGTCGAGTGGGAAAACAAACTTATCGGTACGGCAAAAAATCATGGTCGCGCATGCGGTACAACCAAGCCAAACAACGATTGCGGTCGTGCACCACCGAATGCGATTCCCTGGACGAATGTTGCACCAAAGAGGAAATCCACAACATCGAACGCGATATTCAAGCTCGCTATGACGCCTTCCAAAAAGAAGAAATGGAGAAACGCGACCACCTGATGAAAGAAGCGGAAAACTACGCGAAACATCTTCCTGCCGATGAAGCCAAGGCATTTTTAGACCTTGCCTCGGATCAACTGTTGCACGACTTTTTGAAAGCGACGAGTGAAATCAAAGGAGGCACACGCCGCTCACGTCGGCGTTAACATCGCCCAAAAGTTTTGGCGTTTGAACGTCTGGTCTTGCTTCACCAGTTTAAAGGCGCGGCGCGTATCCGCCACACTTTCCGCTTCTGCCCGCGCTAAAAACTCGCGCTCGGCCTCCGTCCGTGACAGCGGTTTCAACGGTGCAGCGCGTTCCTGCTTTAGCTTTTCCAGGGTCGGTCGCGTTTGCATGTCGTCTTCCGACACACCAATGACCGTATCTATTGTATACGTCCGTTTCAAGTCGACGTACGACTCGCCATCTAAACTGGCGCCCCGAACCGACGCCCCGATGGGTTCGACCTGAGCCACCAGCGCGCGAGACTCGCGTTTGCGCGTGTCGTAGCTAGCGTCCAAATCCGCGCTTGACTTCAGCCAATCCCCGTGCCCTCGGCGCTCGTCTTCCGTCGGCACGTAATGCTGCTCAAACAGCGTATTGAATTTGGTTAAAAAATCCTCGGACTCGGTAAACTGGCGAGCAAGTGTTCCCTTGATGGGGTCCGCATCGGGCTCATAGGTATGCTTGACACTATGCTTGGTTTTGTGCACGTAGTCGAGCAACTTGTACGCTTTGGAAAAAAACACGAAATATTCCGACCCCAAGCCACTCTTGTCCGGATGCGTTGCAAGTACAATGCGCTTCGCGGCCTTAAATTCTTCGGGCGTAAAATTGGCACGCAGTTTAAAAAGAGCGAGCAAATCGTCAAGGTCATAATGGTCTAGGTCCAGGTCCATTTGGTGTGATCAACGATTAAAAAACCTTAAACCTCAACGGGAAAAAAGAGCCTACCATTTGCTCTTTTTGACCTGAATTTTCACGGCGTTCTTCTTGCCGGCCTTGGGGTCATACGCCTCGTCCTCGTCGTCGGACCCAATTTGTTTTGACATTTCCCAAAACTCTTTCGACCCCAGCTTGAAGGTGGGGTGGGCTTCCGCCTTGTACCAGAAGATTTGGTCGGTCAGCTTGTTGCTCTTTGCGTTGTTGTTGATGACCAGGCACTCGAAGTTTTCCGTGCACTGGTCCATGACTTGGCAAAAGCTCTCAAACGTCGGAAACATGCCCGCATAGTTTTCGTAAATGCGCTTGCGGTTGTTGATGTAGGGCTCCCTTAAGATAAACACGAAATCAATGTTGGTACGCAAGTTGGGCGGAATGCCCAATGGGTACTGCATCGTAATGATGAGCATCACTTTCCAATGCCGCCCGTTCATGAAGAGCAACCGCATGAGTTTGTCCTTGGTCCACCCGGCGTCGTACAAACAGTCGTCCAAAATCACAAACGTGCGCGGGTCAATGTTGCTCCGCTTGTACGTCATCATCTCCTTTTGCACTTGCTTCATGCACTGCTTTTGCCGTTTCAAAATGTTTTCGATGATACCTTGGTTGTACTCGTCGTGAATAAACACTTTGGGAATGTGCTCGCTGTAGAAGCTGTTGCCGGCTTCTGTTCCAGATATAACCGTCCCGATCGGAATGTCCTGCTGGTAGTACAGGAGGTCCCGCACAAGGTAACTCTTGCCGGTATCACGGCGCCCAATCAGCACGACGACCGGCCCTTTGTTTTCCTGCGCCTTAAAGCTGATTTGCCGCATGTCAAACTTTCGTAGTTCTAGCGTCATGTACCGCCCTCACATAAAATCTAACCGCTTTGCTACGTGTTTTTTTGTACTCCCTTTACAGTGGGAATGCCTCGAACTCGTCGAAAACGGCAACGACGCAAAACGCGCGGGGGAGGCTGCTGCCAAAAATCCTGGCTCGACCTCTTCGACAAGGAGTACAATACCTGCATGGCAAAGATGAACCAGCTGCAGTGCGAGAAACCCATGTGGGATGTACTAGGCGTAAGCCCGTGGTACCAGAGCTGCATGAGCGCGCGTGCGAGGTACCAGCCGTAATTGGTTTATTTAGGAGTAGTTATTCTAGGGCCATTGTAAAATGTCCTTGGCCTACCGCAAGAATAAAAATACGGCCCTGTTTCAGGACTTGGAAACCCATGCGGGCGTGCACTCCGCCCAAAATTACGTGCCGCTCTACACGCGGTTTTTCGCGCTGAATGCAACCAATTGGACCAGCGTAACGCTTGAGCACCCGATGGAGCTGGTGGCAGTCACGGGAGCCAACGAAGGCCGCTACACCTGTACGGTGCGCGACACGACGGGGACGCGCGACGTGTCAGCGTTTTTTAAACTGTGTCCGCTCGTCGACCCCGCCAAATACCTTACCGGCGTCTACGCCAACCAAGACCTCTCGCTCCCAACGTTGGAGGGGACCGCGCACCCAAAACTCATGGACAAAAACAACTCGGCCTACGTCGACAGTTTCTTCTACTATCTGACCAGTCGCTTGCGGCATGCAGGGTTTGTCCACGGCCTCGAGTTTTACGGCAGTTTTTTAGGGCAAAAGCGTGGATTTCAGTACAATTTGGAAGACGACGCCACGTTTTGCATGAATTGCACGTACTTTGAGAAAAACAACAACGTTTTATTTTCCGTCAACAAGGAAACACCCGTGCGCGAAAAACTGGCGTTTGGGGACGATGTAGACCTCGAGTTTGACGAGTTGGATGCCGACCCCTTTGTCAACGTAAGCGAGGCCGACATTGCGGAAGTGCAAGTGGACGTACCAAAAGACTCGCTTCGGTTGAGGGGGCACTCGCTGTGCTCGTCGAACTCGTCCAACACCGAAGGCGACGTGGACGAATTGGAAGACGAGACGGATGGCGACGACATGCGGTCGGGGTCCAGCATGGAAGAGCTCGTTGCGACCATTGAGAGTTTCCCCGTGCAGCTCGTGGCCATGGAAGCGTGCACCGACACGCTCGACAGCTTGCTCCGCCAGTTGACTGCGCCCGAATTGACGGCAGCGCTCATGCAGGTGATCCTTACCCTGCTCACGTACAACCGCATTTTTCAGTTTACCCACAACGATTTGCACACCAACAACATCATGTACGTGCCCACGGACGAACCCTACTTGTATTACCAGTACAAGGAGACGAGCTATCGCGTACCCACCTACGGCCGTATTTTTAAACTGATTGATTTCGGACGAAGCATCTACACCTTTAGCGACCGTCGGTTTGTGTCCGACAGCTTCGCGCACGACGGCGACGCGTCGTCGCAGTACAACATCGAGCCGTTTTTGAATCCCGACAAGGAAGTGTTGGACGCCAATTACAGTTTTGACTTGTGCCGCCTCGCCTGCTCCATGCTGGACATGCTTCCGGACACCCCAGAATTCGACCCTCTGAACCGTCTTGTGGAAGACTGGTGCCTGGACGACAAGAAACGCAACGTAGTCTACAAGCAAAATGGGGACGAGCGATACCCGTGTTTTAAATTATATAAAATGATTGCGCGCACAGTGCATGCGCATACGGCAGAAGCGCAGCTGCGGCGCGCGCTTTTTCAGCAATTTATTGTAAAAAAGAAAAGCCTCAAAGACAAAACTGTCATGAATTTGGATACGCTCTAAACAACCGATTCAATCGCGCGCAGTTTGCGTTTCACGTCAAACATGTAGGTAATGCTTGTGTTGGCAAAATCCTGTTTCGTAAACCCCGATTCTTCCATCCAGCGATGGAGGCCAGGAACAATGGAAAAGAGCACGTCCAGGATCTTGTTGACTAGTTTGTTGTCCGCATACGGCAGCGCGGCACCTTTTTTGTAGCCCAAAAACGAAAGCATGGATTCATAACGTGCATCGCCAACGGCAAGCCCTCCGTTTTCCGAATAGAGGTACTCTTCGCTGGCAGCATCAAAGGAGCGATGATACTTTTCAGAGTGCAGTGCGCCCAGCAGGAGGGCAGCGTACACCAGATGAAACTTGCGGTACGGCAACGTTTTGAAAAACGCATTGACGGCAACCTTGAAGCCACTCGTGGGAGGCTTGCGGACAAACATCACGAAGTTTACCTTGGGTCCCCGTATGATAGGACGCCCTTCTGGATGCTCATGAATTTTGTGTCCCGTCGCGCGAACTATCTTGAAGATGAGACGTTGGGTCTCGTCGTGCAAGTGGGTCCGAGGTGCGGGTGTGTCTTTGGATGCGGGCATGGTTTGAAGTTGTGTTGGGTAAAACAAGATTTAAAATCATTTTCCGGAACTTTCGAATAAGAATTTATGGAATGCCCGCATTGTCATATCGGCATTGAAATTGCAGAAGTAAATTGCGGTATTTTCCGCTGTGGCATCTTCAAGGACAGTTATAAACAAATCCCTCCCCATTTGTCGGAAGCGGAGTGCATAGCGCTGCGCGACCTCATTTACGGGTGCAGTCGTCCGTTTCGTCTTGTGGACGGAAAGCTCGAACCGTGCGATTACATTTAAACCTACGGCGTAGTGTACTTGTGTAAAAATGCTGGTGCTTTCCATTGATATTGGGATGAAGCATCTAGCGCACTGTCTTCTCCGCGTGGAGGACACAGTGCACATCAAAGACTGGGACGTTATCGATTTGACCGAGACTCCAAAATGCGAGCGCTGCGTGAAATGCGCGGTGGTTCGCTGCGCTCACGGCGCCTTTTGCAAGAAACATGCCCCGGCGATCCCCAAATTGCAAGGGCTGGTCAAAGCCGACCTGGAGGCGCTCTGCTCGACGCACGGTCTGCCGGTAGGGTCGCGTCCCGAGATGACGGCGGCACTGTCGGCGTTTAAAAAACGCGAGACGGTCAAGCCACGCACGACTGTCGAGTTGGGGCGCGCATTGAACGCCGCATACGCGCGGTTTCCCGACGTCGACGTCGTGCTTGTCGAAAACCAAATGGCGGCGCGTATGGCCGTCGTACAGGGCATGGTCGTCCAGTACTGGGTGATGCGCGGAGCACCCACCATTGAGGTGGTGTCTCCTACCAACAAACTCAAAATGCTAGAGGCGGGCAAAACAACGTACGCCGAACGCAAGAAACTAAGTGTGGCGCATACGCGCGCTACGCTAGCGGCGCTGCAACTTCCTACGTCGGACTTTGACGCGCATAAAAAAAAGGACGATTTGGCGGATACGTTTCTTCAAGCACTCTGGTACTTGAAGAAAATGAAATTGGTTTGAAAAATTGAAGTTGCCCTTGAATCGAGAGTAAACCTATATGTCTTCCTAAATGGGGAACCACCTTTACAATGGCGATAAGTTGCCGCTTAGCGAGGCAGATTCCCCTTGGCTTTTCTGCGATAAAATCCATGATAAAGCGGTTGAATTAAAAAAAATAAAGGTTCCGGAACTCAAGGAAATGCTTCGCATAAAAGGTCTCTCTCGTAATGGCAAAAAGGACGAGTTAGTTGAGCGACTTTTAGAGAGACGCACTGGTACGGATACTGGAAAATGGATGTTATTTTATCCGAAATCGAAAATGAACGAAGCCTGGGTTCTCGCAAGGCAACTCTATCTAAATGGTAAATTGGATGACGACATCGTTTCAATGAAGTGTTCTACAAATTATGAAAATCCACGCGCATCATCATTTGATGAAGGAGTGATAATCTTGTATTGCTACAACTCGACCGACGAAGATAAAATTATGCGGATCGGGAAAAAAATAATTGAGGCATTCGCCTACAAAGAACGCCAGATTATTTATTACAAGACCGATATGCAAACTCGAGAAGGAACTCGCGCAACTGGTTGTCATCGGAATTACATGTATAAATTGGGGGTTAACATTGTATAATGTATGATGGTCGAATCATTTTTTTTACACTTTTTTAAACCATTTTAGGAGATTAACCATTTTAGGAGATTAATTTTGTATCCATTTTCGCCTCTGCAATCGCTGTGGCTTTTGCCAAGTGTCGATGAAATTTTTCATCCAAATCTTGACATGTCATTTGATAGAGCCGGGCGTATTCGTCGCTTAACGGCCCGTCTTCCATGCATTTCGGATTTTCCACGCACCACACTTCGGATAAATGTTTGATAAACCGGCACCTTAAAAGGTTAATTTGATGGGCAATTAAAGGGTCGGTTTTTGCACGGTCCTGTTCCCAAGCACCTTCATGCTTGACAGCCAGTTTTCCGCGTTTCACGTCCGTACAATGAATGGGGCGGTCTTCCACCGCGCATTTCGAAAGATTGTCTAGAAAAAATTGGCCCATTTCGATACTCGAGTCCATGTGAATCGGCAAGCTTTTCATAAACTGTTCAATGCTCGGCGCATCTTTGCATCGCTCGTTCAAAAAGAGACCCAAATTAAACGAGCAGTTGGAGTTGTTGGAAATATTCAAAGTATTGCTCACGGCAGGCCGATCAGCCAGCTGCTGAACCAGGCGTTCGATTTCCGCTGTGTGGAGTTCCGTAAGTCGCTCGGCAAGGCGAACCTCACGCTCAGCTTGCTCGCGCGCCAATCGTTCCTCGCGCTCTTGGGCTATCCGGGCTTGTTCTTTGAAAAAACTCATTTGTTTTTCGGCAATGCGTTCAACGTAGGCGGTTTGCTCTTCCGCTTGGCGCATTTGCCCTTGGGCCAATTGAACTACTACGGTATCGATAGTAGGTTTGCCGTACGTGCACGTCTTTTCGTGACGCCGCAAACTCCTCTTTTCAGTATAAACGTTTCCACAGACACAGGCGTGACCTGTAATAGCGAGGTGTTTGTTGGACTTTAAATGCCGTTGATATTGACTAGGGCGAGTTGTAGCGTAACCGCATTCAAGACACTCCATTATTTGTAATGATCATAAAATCTTTATCTAGAAATCAATGCGGAACCAAAATCGCACATAGTTTATGTTCTGTTTACTGCATTTTTTTACAACATACCCTCATACTTGAGACCAGATATGGTCACACTCCTATCGTTTTTTAATTTGCACAAACAAATGTGCTTTTGTTCTGAAATCTAAGTTATTACGATACATGGTGTCATAAACTACAAAAGAATATTTTTTATGCAGTAAACTCGGAACCAAATTTAGGTCGGGACAAAAAATGTCCAAAGAAATGTCCAGGGCGTTTTTGTCCCAAAAAAATGTCAGTCACGTTTTTTTACTACTTCCAAACCAAAAACGAGAGCATTATGCAGTGAAGGTCATTTTTGGGTCTTTTTTACGGACCCCGGATCGCCAAAGGCCATTTTGGACATTTATAAATGTCCATTTTGAAATTTTTGAAACTTTTTTCGAAAAATAAATGTCTAGACACCATAAATGGTCACGGTACCTTGATTTTACCTTTCAAAACAGAAAAAATATTTTCCTTCCAAAAAGGGGGCGCGACTCGGTCCAAAAAGACATTTCCCGATTTTGGACCCAAAATTTTTTTCTGAAATTTCCGGAAAATTCTTTTTTTCAAAACCAAAAGTGTTACGAATCTTTTACAACTTCATTCCTCTTTCATTTCCACTTTCATCATGGGCAATACTTGTTCTAAAAAAGCATCCAAGGCGGTCGTTGCCACGGCAGTGGTCGACCACACGATATCAGACATGGTCAAAAACTACGACAAATGCTTGGATGGCAATAATGTTTATCCATTTGAACGGGAGCCATGGTTCACGATACGAGGACTCGAAATTATTAAGGCGTCGCCGCAAAGCATGACAATCAAGCAATGCCGTTTGCACAAGGTGCTTCGCGAGTCAAAGTATACGAGCCTTTCGGTTCAGTTTTATTTGGCCGAGCATTTCGGCATTCGTCATGCAGAAAAGCCGATCACGGTCTCGCACGAAGCGTGGGAAACTATTTTGGATTTGTGCGCGAAGCAAATGTTTCACGACCTCCTGAATGCAGCTAACAGGGACGATATTATCGTAGATTTAGATTGATACCTGGCGCTGCCACGCTGTTTGTGCTCGCTTAAACAGCTTTTTCTTAGTTTCTAGATATGTTGTCCTACATGACCTATGCAGCTTGGTACGACCGCACCCACCCTACGGACTTTAAGAAAAAATGTGACGAGTCACGCCGTCTCCAAGAAGAGGCAAGGCGCCGTTTAGTAGAGCAAGAACGCCTAAAAGCGCTATTCAAATAGATTAAAATAGGGAAATGCGGTCGAACTTAAAACTTAATCCTTGTACCGAATGTAAAACCATGAGCGACGTCATTCATCTTGGTCCAGCCATTGAAGAAATCAAATTAGATTCTTTGCCGTCGGCCAATTTCGGACCGGGGGCAGAGTTGCTGATGAATACGAAAAAAACGCCCGCACCTGGCGTCCAAGAGATTGCTCTCTCCGATTTGGATTCTTTAGAAAAAGAGCTGAACGACTTGACGACCCCGAAGAAAGACGAGCCCAAAAACATCTTTAGTTTACCGGCGCCGTCCGCCGTACGCTTTGAAGAAGTCAAGCCGATTGACATTAGCACGCCCGCTCCGACCGAGACAACCAAGAGTTGGGACGGGTTCAAATCGTTTACGACGGTGGATCCGGAAAAAGAGCCGCCGAAACCGGCGATGAGCAAAGAAGAGTTGCTGCGCAACAAATTCAAGTATTTGCGCAAGCTCGAGGAGCTGGAGCAAAAGGGTGCGTCCCTTACGAAAAAGTACAGCATGGATTCGAATCTGGAAGAAATGCAGGGGGAGTACGAGACGCTGGTGCAAGAAAAGGAGCGAAAGAACAGTGTAAAATTCCAGGGCAAAATGCTGATGGCCTTTATTACGGGCCTCGAATTCCTGAACAACAAGTTTGACCCGTTTGACGTGAAGCTGGACGGCTGGGCAGAACAAGTCAATGAAAACATCGACGATTACGACGAAATTTTCGCGGAGCTGCACGAAAAGTACAAGTCCAAGGCAACCATGGCGCCGGAACTCAAGTTGCTGTTTCAGCTGGGCGGCGGGGCAATCATGCTGCACATGACCAACACGATGTTCAAAAGCGCGATTCCGGGCATGGACGACATCATGCGCCAAAACCCGGACCTCATGCAGAAATTCACGCAGGCGGCCGTAAGCAGCATGGCGCCGCAAAACCCAGGGTTGTCCGGCTTCATGAGTTCGGTGAACCGGGACAAGCCGTTTGCGACCCCGCGGCCGGAGGCGCCGCAGCGCCGTGCGGAAATGAAAGGGCCGTCGGACATTAGCGATATCCTCAGCGGCTTAAAGTCCAAGACGGTGACGATGGACGACGAAGGCAGTACGGTAAGCGCAAGCGAGCTGCTGGACATGAACGAAGGGCTCAAAATGCCGCGCAAATCTAAGAAGCGGTCGGACAAAAACACGCTGCACCTTTAACGCTTCATCGAGAACATGTAGGGTGCAGTTCGACGAATTCCGCCGCGCGCAACGTAATTGTTGCCCTGCGAGGCAAACTGGCTCACGCCGGCGCCGACGCCGCTAAGTGCGCCACCGTTGTTGAACACCCAGTTGCGGGTGTTGCCAATGGCGTAAATCTGGCTGGCCGAGGAGGCCCAGTGGTCCTTGCCGACCGTAGGGGGGAGTCCCTGCTTTTTGTTACCCATTTGGACTGCCCATGGGTTGGAATGTTTAGTGACATACGAACGCATACTCATCGACGACATTGTTATAAAGTTATTTAAGATAAAAAAAATCGGCCTAAAGAACATTCACCGTTTTCGAGCAATGCTACAACTCTTAGGACTCCTCATCTACGAGACTGTTCGCCTCTTGTGGACGTGGGACAAAACGGCTTACATCACACGCCTCTGGCTGGGGAGCATGCGCATCAACGTCGTGCTCACCAAAGTGTTTCAGGCCGTGGCGGTACGATATTTAGGACGGTCGCTGCAGGTGAACATTGACTGCGTGCCCTTCACGCTGGACGAAATCGACATTCCAAACGTTGAGGGGATTGAAGTCGGGGAGGTGATTGGGTCGGGCATGGTCGCGGTCGTGTTTGAGGGGACGTCGGAAGTGGGCCCGGTCGTGCTGAAGGTAAAGCGGCGAAACATCGCCGAACGCATTGAATTGGGGCTGCGGGATGCGCGCTACGTGCTTGCGGTGATGCATTGGGTCCCCGGATTCGGCATGCTGGGACTGGATACGATTCATGGGGAAGTGAAGGAGCTTTTGCTGGGGCAACTGGATTTTGAGCAAGAGGTCCAAAACCAGATACAGTTCAAGGACATGATGAAGACCAATGCCAGCGTCATTGTACCGACCGTCTATACGGATTGGTGTACGCCTGACATGATCGTCATGGAAAAGTTGACGGGAACCCGGACGCCGACGAACCGAACGGCTGCAGCGGAAGCTATCGCGTCTGCGATTGCCGGGTCCATTATCAAAGGGGTGGTGCATGCCGACATGCATGTGGGCAATGTGATTTTCATGGACGACAAAGTTGGTATCATTGACTTTGGGTTGGTCCTTCGCTTGTCCCCGAGTGAATTGAACGCGTACACGAGTATTTTCACCGCGGGTATTTTAAAACAGTTTCGCTCGGCAGCGGACAAGGCGTTGCGCTTCTACATGGACCCGCCGGACGCCATGGCGCGGCTCCCTGCGATGACCCAGCTAAAATTGGCAACGGACATTGCGGACTTGTACGAGAGTTCGGTTAAGGTGCGCAAATCGTTTGGAGTGGGGGAAGTGTTGGCAATGGCGGCGATGGTGCGACCGTACGGTCTAACGATTGCTCCTATTTTCTACAAGACGATGATGTCGATGGCGGCCGGCGACTTGCTGATGAAAGACCTGACGCCTGAGCCGCTCGAATTTATTTTGACTCAGATGGCGAAGAAGCTCCTGTCGTCTTAGCTGGAACTGGAGGTGGTGGTGATGGATTTGGAGTTGGAACTGGAGCGGTAGTTGGCGCGGGCGTTGGAACTGGAGCTGATATAGTTGGAGCGGGAGCTGGAGGAGCCGGAGTAGTTGGCGCGGGAGCTGGAGCCGGAGTAGTTGGAGCCGGAGCTGGAGCCGGAGCTGGAGCCGGAGTAGTTGGCACGGGAGTTGGAACTGGAGCTGCAGTTGGAGCTGGAGCCGCGGTAGTTGGCGCAACCTTTACAGGAACTTGAACAGCTGGAGCGGGAGCTGGAATAACGGTAGTGGCAACGGGATTTGCTTGGGATATTGCCGGAGTGGGCTGCGTCTTTGGCAATTTCGGCTTGGGTTTTTTGGTAAACAGCACTTGACGCAAAAGAGTCACTTCTTCTTTTTTGTCTTTGCAGTTCTTGTCTTTTTTGTTTTTTAGGACGATAAGGGGATGGGTTTCGCTAAGCACATTGACCTGCACGACGATGTTGAGAGTATACTCACCATCGAGGTACGGCAAGTTTTCGGTAAGTTGGGACAAAATAGTACGGTTTTCGCCAGGCCAAAGGTTTTCACGCGCGCGCACGGAGCGCCGAATGTACTTCATGGCTTCGTGTCGCTGTTGGGTAGGCGCAAACGCTGCCATTTCCGCCTTCACTTTGGACGCGAGCTCCGACGCTTCCGACGGCAAGGACTCGAGGGCACGCTGGATGAGTTCGTTGCCGGGCGCGGGGTTGTCCGTCGGGTAGGCGTGTTTTCGGTACGTGTACATGAGTTTCGCCACGAATTTCCGAGCCTCATCGATTTCGGTTTCTTCTGGAAACAATGCCGTACTGACATGCTGCACGATCCGGTTTAGTTTATGGTCGGGGGACAGTAGGGACATCACTTTCAAGTAGTCAATGTCTGGGTTCATCCAAGCAATGTCGCTTGAAAATTGCAGGAGAAAGGCAAGGCGCAGTTGTTGGTTTTCTGCCGTTGGCGTCATTGCCTTTACTTTGGCAATGAGCGAATGAATGGTCCAGATTTCGTTCGACCGAAACGTAGTGCGAATGTCAAACACGCTTTGCCCCGCGCGTTTGGCGTCAATCGAAGCGTAATACGCGGAAAAATCTTTTTGGCTCATTCGCTTCTTGTAGCCGCTGGCATCGTCACGTTTTCCAATGGCCATGTTCAACACGTACAGGTATTGTAGTACCCGTTTCATGCGCGCATCAATGGTGGCTTTGTAGGCTTGGGCAAGTCGAAGCACGACGTCCCGGTCGTTGCTGAGTGTATCCGTGCACCGTGTTTGTAATTCGGCTTTGAATGACTCCGACGTATTTTCGAGTAAATATTCAAGTTGGTCGTGCTGCGCTTGCAACGTCGGCAATTTGAAAAATTGGTTCCAGTTGTATCGGTAAATGTTGAACGACAGAATCAGCCGCAAGGCTTTGATTGCCTCTACGTACTCGTGCTTGCGAATGAAGGTGTCTACCCCGTCGTACAATTTGTGAGCCACGTAGGCGTTGCTCTCTAAGTTGCCGGTGGCTTTCAAGAACGCAGTGGCTTTTTCTTCATCCTCGTCCATCATGTTGAGGTACTGTTTCCATACTTTTTTGGCCATCAGTTTCATAGGCATGTGCAAATTCACCGCAATGTCGGCATTGGGGTCGGTGAGCAAGGCGACGATCGCATCCGTGTTTTCGGTCCTGGTGAACTGCGCCAGTTGGATGCGCGGGGGGTCCACCGAACGCGTTGCGCCGTCCATAATGTCAAGAAGGGTGCGGAGGTAACCCGTGGCGGTATCGACGTCCCGCTGTTTTTCTGCGGGCTCAAAGGGACGTGCATCGTAGGTTTGGGCGCACGAATCGACCAGGAACTCGTACGCCGAAATGGCGTAGTCGAGTTGGTTGAACGCCTGAAAGGGCGTTTTGGTCGTGTCCGAGGCGTAGAGCGCTTGCACGGTTTTGGCGAGTTCGGCGACGGGGGCCGCGAGCGACTTTAAATCGGCCGCGTAGGTTGCGTGCAGCGCATTCAGGTCGTCGTACCAGGGGTCAAACACGGGCGGTTTGTGCGACATGCATTTGAATTCAACGAGAGGTCGTAGAATGGTCGTAGGTTCGTATTCGTACGTGGTTTGAAACGGTTTCTTTCCGGCGAGCACGTTGTGGGCAGCGTCCAACACGTTGGCCTCAAGCATGGCATGCAACTTATTGATTTGCTCGCGCGGCGGAGCCATGGCCTGCACCATGTCCGTGATGCGGTCTTCGTACAGTTCCAGTTTCGACGTCAATACGGCATGGGTAACTTTCGCGCAGGGAGCGGCATGGGAAAAGCTCAAATAGAGGCGCACGTCGTCGGCCGTTTTCATGGTGGCGATTTCTTCCTCAAGTAGTGAAATGTACCGCCCCATCTCGCCGAGGTATTGGTCCTTGTTGGCCACGAGATCTTCTGGACAGTTGGGCTCGTTGATGTCGACGGTCACGCGGGTTCCATTGACCTTGTAGTTGAGAAGCGCAAGCGTGTTGACAAGTGGCGTTTCCTGGACAACGAGCGTCTGTGTAGCGGGGAGCGGAGGTTTGGGCAAGGGTGGTAGAACGAGGGGGTCCAGTTTGTTCGTAATGAGTTTGGCGGCCATTTGGCTGAGTTTGCGCACGCACTCAAACGAATTGTCGCGGTTTCGACACGCCGCGGCCTGTCGCATGAGGAGTTTGACGGCCAAAATGTTTATGGCGCACGCCGTTTCGGCGAGGGCGCGCAAGAGGGTTTCGCGGCACAGGAAGCGAAGGATGAGGGCGTCGAAATGCATGATGCGAGCGGCTCGGTGGTATACGCGGCGGTCGTAGTCGCGCCACGATTTCAAGAGCTCCATAAGAGGCGCTTGGAGGTCTGGGTCGAACCGGGTGTTCAGTAACATGTGCACGAGCTCGGAATTTTTGCGGGTTCCCACCATGAAAGGTAAGTCCGCGTACCCGCTGTACCGCGTTTCCTGAAAAAACTGGCTGTAGATGGACACGCGGTAGGCAAGGTATTCGTAAATGAACGCGCGGCATTTGCCTTCTTGCGTGGGCACGCGGATATAACGCCCAATGTGGTGGTTCCAACTGATGTCGCTAAACGTACCGTACTGGGTGGGGTTCTTGAGCACGTACCGGAAAATCTTAAACGGGTTGATGGGGTCCGCGCGCACCGCTTCGTAGACGGCCCCCAACGTTGCGCTGGACCGCATGGTGTCAAGGGCAAACTCCGTAAAGCCGGACTTGTCCGACATCCACGACGCGGATGCAGCGGGGGCGTTCATGATGGAGGTGAGCCCGTTCAAAATGGCCGTGTTGTACTGGGTGGCAGGCGCATTGAGCGCGCTATCGACGTTGGTCCCGAATTCCTTGAGTCCGCCGCCCGTCATCTCTTTGGCGCTCAGCGTGGGTGAATTGGCGTTGGGGTCAACGAAAAAGGCTTCAATGGCCATCTCGTGCTTGCTCACGTCGGGCACGTCGACGTGGTCGCCCACGGCATTGGCGTATTCTTTCAGCAGGGCGTGAAACGTGTCGAGATGCATGTCGGGGGGTTGCACCACACGGACGCCAACGTCCCGTCGACGTAATTGAAACCCGAAAGGGCGGTATTTGGATTTGAGCCAGTCGTGCCCCCACACCGTATACGGTTTACCGTGGATGGAAAGGGTTTTGTCGACCAACAAAAGACGAAGCAGTTTATCAATGTTGGCAACGACGTTGGCGGAATTGGGCTGCGTGTAGACCAACGCGTCGATTTCGCGCTGGACGTCGTCGGCATCGGCGTAACGGTGCTGCGCCCGAAGCCGGTCGCGTTTCTTCTTGAGGTCGCGCACATCTTGGGTGACACGCGTAGGACTTTGAAATTCGTCCAAGTGTTTGGCGTCGTGCAGCGGGGCGTAGAGCTCCGCATCCGGGCCGCGGGAAGACTTGAGCGCGTCAATGGCCCGGCGGAACGGCGTTGGGTCTTTGGCGTCCAGCAGGGCCGCGTCCAACAGCTCCAGTTGTTTTTTGAGCTCGGCGTTGGTGTCATGGTTTGGGACCCCGCCGGACGTTTCTACGAGTCCCGTCAGCGTCGGGTTGAACCGGTACAAGGCGGGCTTCAATTCGTTGTCGATGCTTATTTGGACGTCAATGACGAGTCGAGGATTCGCGCCAATTTTCACCAAGGCGTCGGAGGAAAGCCGGTGCTGGTACTTTTGGAGGGCCGACTGGTAGGCAAGATGTTTGAGTCGCAAGTTTTCCGCGCTCCCTCGACTTTGGGCAAGCGCCGTTTGAGCCGCGACACGACCCTGACTGAGGTTGACGTTGCGTTTGCCGACCTGTCCCGCCAACCCTTTGAGGTCGGCGAGATTCTCGAGCGCATGGGCTTCGCTCTCCAATTTGTCCTGGAGTCGCGTTGCGTGCTCCGCCGCTGCGCGCGCTTTTTCGTAGGCGTATCGGGTTTCCCGTACGATTTTTGCCAGTTGAACACGCTCGTGTTCGCGTTCCATGATTTCTTCTACCAGTTTAAATTCGCGAGTCGGAAAAATACGTGTAGAGTTTGTCGGCGTCCGACGCCGCCTTTTGCTCGTGCGCGAGCTTGACGGTGTTCATGGCGGCCTTAAGGTCTGCATCGCTGATGGCGCCCTCGGCAGGAGCTCCGCGGTGGTAGTGGCGATGGTTCTCTGGGAGGATGCAGAGGGGACTGGTTTCGTTAAACAGATGCTGGGTCAGCACAAAGAAGCAGGCCGTCAGGACGGTGGCGAGGAGAATGTCGCGGGTGCCCATCCAGCAAACGGCAAAGATGATGACTTCGCGCGCAACGTAGTTGCGGAGGTACGCTTCTTGCGAATCCGACAACCGCACGGTGATGTATTTGGAACCAATGTTCATCAGGATCATCAAAATGCCTGCAAACAGTTTTGAATTGTTGAGAAATGTCGCGCCATGGTGAACGTGTTTCAGGACGTGCTTCATAACTTAGTCCTTATAAAATTTTCGACGTCGGAATTCACGGTGCATTGCCCGCAACTTGGACCGAAACGGGATGTACTCCCAAGCGGTATCGTGCAGATATTTCAAATGGGCGGTTGCCGCCGTCGCGAGGTTTGGCATTCCGCCCAAGCCTACGCCACCAAAGTCGGTTTTCATTTCAAATTTGAATCCTTCTCTGCGTGACGCCAACAGAACGAAAAGAAGAAGACCAACCACAACAAGCAACATCTGTATTCTCCTTCGAAAAATTTTAATAGGGTGTGTAAGCATCTCGCGGTTCGGAAACGGGTTCGCCGTGGGAACGGACGACGGGGCGAAAAAAGGACTCTTGAGGGCGCATCAAGGTGTCGAGGCCAAGCCGGTCCGCGCGAGGCGGGCGCCACGATGCCTTCGGAGTGGTGTGGAGTGCGCGGACGAGGACGATTGCCGCAAGACAGCCAAGGGCGAGATGTTCGTACGCCAAGTACGCCGTCAGTACAACAAACCCAAACTTGATGGGCGCGCGCTTGAGAAGGTCGACGCGAAAGAAAAGGCCTACCAGCATGAGGCCGACAATGATTTCAGCGAGGCGCATATAGTGGGAGAATACATTTTTTTTAATGAATTAAATATCTGTAAGTAAGTAAGCCATGTCCCTGCGAGATTGGTCGTCTCCATATAATGAACAAGGTGTAGTGGCAACGCGCGCGGCGCGAAAAAAAGTGAGCTTGGCGCAGTTAAATCAGGGGGCGGAAGACGATACTTTAGCAGACTTTGAACCAATGCGCCCGGAGCCCCCGGAAAAAAAAGCGACGCCGGAAAAAGACCCGTACCCGCCGCTGGCAGAACCGGAGGAAAAGAAAAAAATGCCGGTGGAATCGTGGGCGCCGGTGGAAGAGTTTACGCGCCCTCAAGGGGATGTGTCGCAGCAGATTGCGTACATGATCCAGTTGCTCGAAGAGCAGCGCGACGAGAAAACGGGGCATGTTACGGAAGAAATCATCTTGTACTTGTTCTTGGGCATCTTTGTGATTTTTGTAGTGGATACGTTTGTGAAAACGGGGCGATACTCGCGGTAAAAGTTCAAAGGGAAGAGCGATGGGAAAGAGTATGGGGAATGCGCCGCCGCTGCGGGTAAATTTTGAAGACGTGCAGGCCGTCCAGCAAGGAGCCGCTTTGCTCATCAATGTCCTGCATCAAGACGACCAGGCCGTGTTGATTGCCGGGACGGTGAAGCCGTGTGATGAAGTGGAGGCCGTGAACGATGCGCTGCGCCGCAAATTTCCGATAATCGTCTATGGGCGCCATGCCAACGACCTAGCAGCAGAAGCAAAGTGCGCGCAGCTAGCCTCGCTGGGGTCCCGCCCTTACTTGTACGCAGGCGGGCTGTTTGAATGGCTATTGTTGCAAGACGTGTTTGGGGCAGAGCAGTTTCCGACGACGGGAACTAAACTGGATATACTAGAGTACATGCCAAGTGTAGTGCTTACAAAACGGTATTTGACCATGTAAAAGGAATTTAAAGCCAAAAAGTAGTTGCTGTAGGAGAGGGGTCTTATGGTGTAGGTGGTTTATCACTCTGGACTTTGACTCCAGCGACCTGGGTTCAACTCCCAGTAGGACCTTTACAAAGTACAAACATAAAAAATCAACTAATACCAGACCCGGTTAGCTCAGTCGGTAGAGCGCTTGACTTTTACTGCAAAACGTCATCAAGTGGTCGGGGGTTCGAGTCCCCCATCGGGTGGAAATTTTTTTCTTTTTCTTCCAACAAATTTGAAACACAACTTTGAAGCCATGGACTACTGTAAGATGCTTGGATGGGAAACGGGCCAAACACCCCAGGTGTGTCTGGACGATATGCGTGAAGTTTTGGCGTCAGGAAACGTATGGCTTGCTGCAATTCTGTTAGAGGGTATGGCAGCAAGTTTCCCGTCCGACGAAAAAGTCGCCGCATTGTACGCCAAGGTCAAGGCGATGCGGGAGAAGGACGCATCCAATCGAGTCGCAGCTCTGAAACGCTACCGGTCGGTAGGGCGCACGGACAGCATTCTCATGGATTGGGTGCTCAGTGATGGAATTCTCGAGTGTCTGAAACCCTTGTGGGTGCTTATGGATGAGGACGCAGAGCACGTCATGGTATTGGCAGCGCGTTTGGTCCACTTGTTTCCTTGGTGTGTGTCGAATGATGAACTGTTGGCCGAGGCGACGGGTCGAGCTCGCGGTATTGATGCAGCGGCCGTTCTCTACTTGGAAGCGCTAGCGAAAGGGAGCCGCAGCAATGCGATCGCGATAAATGCTGGGTTGGTCTATATGCAGCAGCAAAAGTTTCAGGAAGCGCGTCAAGCCCTCAAGTTGGTTGCAGGCCGTAGCCCAACTCTTGAGCAAGCACACCGCGCTGCAACGATGCTACAGGTCGTAGAGGCTTTGCTGAAATTAGAAAATTAGAAATTTACCGTAGGCGGCGTTTTTGCCTTTTAGTTTTTCGTACAGCGGACCCTTTAGCGTAGCGCTTTCGTTTCGAAATAGCTAAGCGAGAGGGCCGTTTTCGGCGCGTGCCACCTAATTCTATACTTCGCGTAGCTGGATTCTCAACGGATGGCAATGATTCGGGTATTAAAATTGTGGGATTCACCGTGGAGATGGCCTTGGCGGCTAGGGCCATCAACGATTGAGGTGTTACATCACCCTCTTTCAATGCATTTCCGGATTCAAGCAGTTTTCCCATCATGACGGCGACTACAGTGAGTAGGTGAAGCGTAGAAAACGGATAGTTGGGAAATAGCAGTCCAGACTTTTGGGGCATGACGTCTGAAGGAATTTGTAGAAACGACGTGGCACGAGACGCCGTGATGGCTATTCGAAGAACATTCTGCATAAACGACGGTCGGTCGTAGTGAGTCTCGTACTTTGTAACGACGGTACTTATAAGCGTCCGGGTTTCGATAGGTAGGTTTTTTAGTGACAGCAGACGTTTTCCGATTTCAGCAAATCCGGCGAGAACTGATTTCTGCAATTCCACCAGTTCAGACGTGTCATACGTATTCGCCAGCTGGTAGTTCATGTTCAATTCGTCAATGCATTTAGGCTGCAGCGGTGATGCGGCGTTGAGAATGTACTGGTCCAACTCCGAGGACTCTTCGTCAACAAATTTTGCACTGAATTCTTTAAATTCGTTTTGAATGAGAGTACGAAGTGTGATGTCGTCTTGGGACCCCATCTTTTTTACAACGCATGCCATCATGCATAAAAACAGAAGCGATGCCCGCGGCATTTGCGAGAAAACCGGACCGTCAAGACTTGGTTGTATATCAGGAATGTATAGCGGAAGGACTGCATGGGGGTACTCTGCGTACGCTAGTTTGTAGAGACGGGTGACAAGGGCGGTTGATGCGGGGGTCTCGGGATGTTGGACTACTTTTTCGACAACTTTTCGAAGGGATGGCTCAATCAATTTGTGTCGCTGAAATCCCTTTTCGAGTTTTGAAAAATCGAGAGCTAAGAATTGGTTGCAGAGATGCGCCAGTACTCCGAGTCGCACTTCATCAGCGTCTTGGAGTACTGCTTCAAGTGCATCTTCGAGAATCAGATACCACCGCATGATTTTAAGAACATCCGGGAGTTTCTGAATATTAAAAGTAGTATCCATCCGTTCTTTTAACTTGTTCATTTCACTTTGGGAAGGTAAAGTACTCAAGAGTCGCTTAAAATTACGATTCACCATTGGAAACCCAGGGTCGGGGCGTACGTTTGGGTTCTCTAGAGGGCGTCTAACTGGCGCTTCTGCAATTGGTTGAACTGGCGGTTTTGGGGAATTACCAAATAAGAACATAATATTAAGAGGTTTAAAAAAACTGTCGTAGCCATAGTAAAACTTTAGACCAAAAAAAGAAATCAAAGCCGTCTCGTAGTCATTCTAAATGCAAGCCGTTGCGGTCTTGACTACGGGTGTTAAAGGGGTCGTTCGGTTTATCGAGCAAGAAAAGGGGGTCATGGTTCAGGTCGACATGAGTGGGCTGCGTAAAAATGGTCGACACGGGTTTCATATCCACGAAGCGGGTGATTTGACGGACGCGTGTACGAGCGCCTGCGCCCATTTTAATCCGCACGGGATGAATCATGGCGGGCCTCACAGCAAAGAACGCCATATGGGCGATTTGGGGAACATACAGGCGGATGGACGAGGCAAGGCAACGTATCAGTTTTTCGACCCGCTACTTCGACTACGCGGCAAATACAGCATCATTGGGCGCAGCGTGGTCGTGCATGCCGGCGAAGATGATCTGGGCGTAGGCGATGCCGAGAGCTTGAAAACGGGCAATTCAGGAAAACGGTTGGGGTGTGCAGTGATTGGGTATGCGAAGGAGAATTTCGCCTAGGATTGGATTAGGTAGTAGCCGTGGTAGCCTAAACTAGCAAAGGCTAGCATCAAGAGAAGCTCAAACACTTTGCGAGGGGTCTTGTCGCGAGCAACGCCAATGTACACTAACAGCGGCCCTACGATAAAGATGTGAATGTAGTTGACCCAGGCGTCCTTTTTGAAAAAGGCTTTGTAAATGTGGTAGACCACAACCAGTCCGCCTAACCCGAGAAGAGTAGGGTACATGAACTCGGGGAGTTTCGTCCGCGTGAGCGCCACGTAGAAAAGGAGCCCACTCACAAAAAAAATGTGAAAGAGGTGCACAAAAGTATCCATACGTATTACATGGGATTTAACTATCGGAATACGGAGCAGCACGGGGGGAGTATACGACGCGTCGTGATCCGTGGGGGGCGAGGGTATAAATCGGTGACGCGGCGTAAGCGTACGGTGCGCGTTCCCTTGACGCGTGAAGAAATACGGCACATCAAGAAGCGAAAATTTATTCCGGGTTTGTTTTCGAACTTGGGTTAAACATAGAGCCATCGAACCCGCGGTCCCAAATGCGACAGTATTTCAAGAACATAGACGCCGCCCATCTTTGCAAATTGAACGGCGCTTGGAACCCCTTTGTTTCGGTCGCCAAAAAATACGACTTTGTCGCCTAATTTATCGCTGTCGTTGGCATGGACCACAATCTGGTCCATGCTTTCTACCCCCAACACTTTTCGAAGCGATCCGTTCACAAAGACACTGAGCTTTTCGTGCGCCACGCGAGGCAGGAAATCAGCATAGCCCGCAGGGATGACTGCAATCCTCTCATCGCGATGGGTTACATAGGTTTGAAAGTAGCCCACTCCACGGTGTTTCTTTACCGTTTTCAGTTGGACTAGTATCGATTCAAGTGTCATGACGGCAGACAAATGCTTGTCCTCAGACTCTTCGATTCCGAACAATCCATCACCGCTTCGGACCATATCAAAGTCGGAATTGTCGTATTTCAATATGCCCTGCGTGGCTGAAATATGATACATTCCGACGAATCCGGCTGCAGCCAAACGCGCCCTCAATGCACGAAATCGCGCGTACTGGGCTTTGGTTTCTTGTTCATTTACGCCGGCACAACACAAATGCGACATGACCCCCACTAAATGAAACATGGGGTCTTGAATTAGGAGTTGCGCCGCCGCATAGGCGTCTTCGTACGGGACCCCGGACCGATTAAGGCCCGTATCGACAAACAAATGTACTTTGGCTCGCTTGGTAAGTGAACCTGAAATGATCGGGATGTGCGCTTTATCAAAAATGGCAATTTCGATGTTTTTACGAACGGCCAATTTTACCTGGTCACTTAACGCGTCGTACATCCAGGCTAAAATGCGCCCCCGGTCCCCGCTGTCCCGTAAATGCATGGCTTCTTCAAGCGTTGCAAGACCAATGTAGTTGGCTCCAAACTTTCGACAGAGCCGCGCTATTTCAACGAGGCCATGGCCGTACGCGTTGGCTTTCAATACGGGCATGACATCCGTTTGACTCTTTTCACGTAAATAAGTCAAGTTTGCATGCAGCGCGCGGGTGTCTACGACAGCAGTTATATTTTTAAAATTGTTCCTGCGCCGAGTTTTTCGGCTCTTCATACATTACGCGTATATATTTCACTTGCAGTGCCAAAACACTATCTCAGCAAATAAACATGCGGTTTGATTTCATTTTCTCGTACTGGCTTTTCGCATGGTTTTTGGTGCACCTTGTCCTACAAGGTCCGTCACCAAAATTTTGGCTATGGTTTGGCGTTCTGAGTGAAATGGTCGTATTTGCTATTCATATTTTCTATCACTCGCCTGCACCCCTCGTGCTGTTTTTTGTATTTTATCAAATACTTATCAAGGGCATACCGTTATGGATGCTGCGCAATGAAACAATACGTCTGAGAGACGTTGCTGCTGGTGTTTTTTTGTTTTTGGTGTATGTGAAATGGCTCGAAATGAACGGTACGACCTTTGTATCCACACTGCAGACGTCGCTACAGTACATCAAGGACGGTGCACCGTCCTCCCCGATGGCCCAACTCGTCTTTACCCAGAAAACAACTTGGTAGATTTAGTCAATTTCATAGTAGCCGGGTGCAGGCCCTTGAAAAAATCGCCCAGTACTGTCCTCATAGCCCGGTTCAGCAGCGCTCGGCGTTGCTTCGCCGTCGCGATAAAACCGGCCATCGTGAATGAACCCGGAACGAAACGGCGGGACTGCGGGTTCCTTGTAGTTTGGTGTCAGATTCTTAAAATCAATGTTTTTCAAAGTAAATCCGTATAGTTGTAGGATTTTGAGGGCTCTTGCGGTATGCATTCCCCCTGTGTAGACAACCATGTTTTTGTACCACCGTTCGTTGGCGTCGGTTTTGAGGATACGACAGCAGGTGTAGATATCCATGAGAAAACGGTGTATCTGAAAGTAAAACTCGATTTCGGTGCAACGTAATGTCTCAATCAACTCCAAGAATATTTTGGTATATTCTGATGTTTTGATATTGCGCCCCTGGCGGTAACACCTGTTGAGTACAACGCGTCGAAGCTCGTCGAACGCGCAATTGAAAATGAGCCGAAGCGTATGTTTTCGAGCTGCAAACGGCTCCTTGCCAAACGCAAAGCGAAAATTGTCGTCGGTCAACGGATATCCACTGTCGTCATCGTCCATAAACCGTGAGAGCTCAATCAACTCTGTTTTTATTTTATCCATAGTAGTTTGTCGAGTGTCGGTTGACTTGTTAGTGTATGCCAAGCAGGTGAATAAGTTTAACAAGGTATTAAACTTTTTATGGCCGGGGTCGAAAGAAAAATCCAAATAGTGGGCTCGTGCTTTCGGAAACGTTTTTCGCGGAGGGTGACCCTGCGTCGGAATGTAGGGAGAGAGCACTCTACGTATTTGGTTGATCACATCAGCGTTAGTTGTATTCTTGGGCGACTTGATTGCTTCTTGAAAACGCGTTATAGCTTGGATGGAATGGGAGGAATTGATATCGTTAATGTGCGAGACTGCCGTTTCAAACATAAAATCGACAAAATTCGCGCGATTCAAATACGAAACAATAATTTCGCTTATGGGAACAAATCCTTGTTTTCGATGGTAAGACTTGGAGTGAAGTTCTCCAATGAATAAAATATTTCGGTCTCGACCCTGAAACTGACCCGTCGCCAAAACCATGACTTTAACATTACTCAACCGGCGGACTAACGGGGCGAATTCTGGTGGAATGGAATCCGGCGGTAGAAACGCCAAAGGCGAAAAAATGCTGTTCATAAATCCCTGCTGGAGAGGACTTAGTGGCTGCGCATCATCGGGTTCAGAATCCGAATTTGTCTTAAGCGTCGCCGCTCGCGGAGATCCTCCACGTCGACGTGTTCGCATAGAGTTTGGGTTACAAAAAAAAAGGAACTCAGTCCAGTTCATAGTAGCTGGGAGTAGGGCCCTCAAAAAATCTGCCTTTGCTGTCCAAATACCCTTTTATAGCACCGCTGCGCATTTCCTCTCCTTCGCGACGAAATTCGCCGGCTTGAATTGCCCCCGAAATAAAAGGCGGAACCGGAATCGTGTCCGCCGGTGTATCTCCCACGTCGACGGTTTTCATATCAAAGCCGTAGAGCTCCATCAATCGGATACAATTCATAGTATGATATGCTCCTGTATAAACAACCATGTTTTTGTACCACCGTTCGTTTGCGTCGGTTTTGAGAATGCGACAGCACGTGTAGATATCCATCAAAAACCGATGTAGATAATAAAAAAAGTCAAAGTCGTCATAGTTGTGCTTTTCGCTATAGGTCATGAACATACTAGAGTAATGCAACGTGTTGATGTTGCGTTCTTGAGCATAACAGTTTTTCAGCACAACACGTCGGAGTTCCTCGAACGCGCAATCGAAAATGAGAAGTTGTGCATACACTCGGTCTTCAAACGTGGTTGACATATCGAACGCTTCAAAAAACAAGGCGTCGGTAAGCAAATTGTCTTCCATGTGATGCGACAGCTCAATCAGTTGCGATTGTATTTTCCTCTTCATTGGGTCGAATTGGACTCTGAACGTGTCAGCGTGGCGATCAACATTCGTTATCTCGTTTAGTGTATGAAGCAGGGTGTTGGATTTTTTGTGGACGGTAGGATATGCATGGTCCAGGTAGTGGACTTTCGCTCTAGGAAATTTACTACGCGCTGGGTGACCTTCAGTAGGAATGTACCAACATAACAATTGGCGTAGTTGGTTCATAATGTCAATGCCTGTTGTGTTTTTCGGCTTTTCAAGTTGTCGTTGATAGGAGCGCATATCATTGTGGGTCAATTGAGAAATTTTTTGAGTTGAAAACTCGTTGACTTCTTGAACGGAAGCTTCAAACATAAAATCAACATAATTCGCATTTTGTAGATACGGGACAATGAGTTCGCTGATAGGTGTACATCCATATTTTCGGCGAAATTTTTCGCTATGAACTTCCCCAATAAACAAAATGTTTCGGTCTTTTCCGTGAAGACGTCCCGTGGCTAAACACATGACAACGACATTGCTCAACCGGCGTACCAGCGGAGCGAAAATCGGAGGGACATGCGTCGCCGTGTCAAACTGCGAGATGAGTTCGTTCAGGTCCTTCATAAATTCGGGATCTACGAGTTCCAGTTCAGAGTCGGACTGGGGAATGTCTGACTCAGAGGGTTCGCTTTTACGGGGTGAAGAGGCGCTATCGGAATCGTCGCCCAATATGTCAAGGAGTTCTTTTCGGGTGACCCGCAAAGGGGCCCCACCTCGTCGTCGCGTTCGCATAGCTTTAGTTCCATACAAAAAAAGAACAAATAAAATAGATGGGTTCCATTAATGAAGGTAGCTTTGGTCGTGGCGGGAATCCTATTGCTTTTATGTGTAAGTCGAGAAGGGTTTTCGCAGTGGAAGAAAGAACCAGAAATTGATTATCCTGGCAATGACATTTATGGTAGCCGCGGCAGTGGCCACGGCACTCTAGAAGAGGCGCGGGAGAGGTGCGAATCGAATTCAGCCTGTCTCGGGTTCAACCACGAGAACAAACCCGTCGGTAATTTTTGGCTCAAGCACACGTTGGCAAATCGAGGCCCATTGCCGGGGTACAGCTTTTACTCCAAAATGAGGTCGTTTTTAGGGTTCAAAAATTCGTTTGCGGGTCCAAATCTATGTTTGGACATTATCAATGACGGAGCCAACAACAAACCCCTCATGGCCCCGTGTGGAAATTATAGCGGACAACAGTGGTCCATGAACCCGACAAGGTTGGGCAACGTGACGTTTTCCAATCAGTTTGCCGGCGCCAACAAATGTTTGGATGTCGTGGGCAGAAATTTATTTATGACCAATTGCGATGAGAACTCGATGAGACAAAGCTGGAAAGTAACCACGGACCCTTTCAATAAGTCGTTTAGCAGTGTACGCAACGTTGAATTGCAAATGTGCGTAGACATCTTGAATGACGGAAACAACAACAAACCCCGCATGAGCGATTGCGGGAATTTCAGCGGCCAAAAATGGAGCACGATTCAAACATGAGCGCAGTTTAAATAAAAGCTGCCAAGTGTAATAATGCCGGGAGGCCTGCTGAATTTGGTGGGAATTGGTACGCAAAATGTCATTTTGAATGGCACGCCGCAAAAAACATTTTGGACCAGCACCTTCAAGCGCTACACCAATTTCGGTCTGCAAAATTTTCGGCTGGACTATGAAGGGTTGCGCCAGTTGGGTGCCACCACAGACACGACATATACGTTCAAGGTGAAGCGCTATGCCGACTTGTTGATGGACTCGTACCTGGTGATGCAATTGCCGGACATTTATAGCCCGGTCTACCCTGCGGCAGACCAGTGGGTCCCGTATGAGTTCAAGTGGATCAAGAACATTGGCGCGATGATGATTCGAACCATTCGGTTTACGATTGGCGGCAGTTTGATTCAGAGCATGACGGGGCACGACCTGGTCGCACTGGCCAACCGTGACCTGAGCATGACGCAAAAGCTCAAGTGGGACCAAATGGTGGGCAACGTCAAGGAATTGTACGACCCTGCCAACGCATTTACGGAGCGCATTGGCGTGTACCCGAACGCGGTGCTGACAACGCCGTCAGCCGAGCCGTCGATTCGCGGACGGCTGCTGCAAGTCCCGATTCCTATCTTTTGGGCTATGAATTCCCAACAAGCGTTTCCGCTCGTGAGCCTGCAGTACAACGAGTTGCAAATCGAAGTGATACTGCGCCCTCTTCGCGAGCTCTTTCAAATTCGTGACGTGACCGACCCCACCAACCGCTTCCCCGTGGTAGCACCCAATTTCAATCTGCAAGAGCATCAAATGTACCGCTTTCTGCAAACGCCCCCCAATCTAACGTTGACGTATGCAGCGTTCCCCACCAACTGGAATGAAAACGTACACTTGTCGTGCACGTATGGGTTTTTGTCCGAAGAAGAGCAAAAAGTTTTCGCGCTGCAGCCGCAGCACTATTTGTTCAAGGAGTTGCACGACACGTGGTTTTATAAAGTGGCGGTCACCGATAAAGTCTGGCTGCAGAACTCCACTGCCATGGTGACGAGCTGGATGATGCTGTTCCAACGGTCGGACGTGGCCTTGCGCAACGAGTGGTCCAATTTTACCAATTGGCCGTACGATTTCTTGCCGTATGACGTGACCCCGCTCCCCATGCTGATGGACGACAGCCCGTACGAAGACGGCTATAATTTCGGCGGCATCGAGATTGAGCCAGGGACGCTCGGGTACGGCCTCAACGCATCCGGCCACGAAAGCGGGTTGTTCGGGACGGGCAAAGCCCGTCCAGAGAATCGCAAGGATATCTTGACGCGGTTGGGGATAATGCTGGACGGGGCGTACCGCGAAGAGTTGCGTCCCATGGAGTTGTACAAGTTTCAGCAGCAGTATTTGATGTCGCGCGGGGCAGGGCACGCCTCGCTTCCCGGGCTCTACTGCTACAATTTCTGCTTGAATACGTCTCCGTTTCAGTTGCAGCCGTCGGGTGCCATGAATTTGTCCAAGTATTCGAAAATCGAGTTGGAGTTTACGACACTGACGCCCACCCCGGATCCCACCGCAACGTTTCTCGTGATTTGTGACCCTGAAACCGGCGTACAAATAGGCGTTAATAAGTCGGCGTACCAGATTTATGACTACACGTTTAATTTTTTGGTGATTGAGGAGCGCTACAATGTGTTGTCCTTTATTGGAGGCAATGCGGCATTGATGAACGCGCGGTAAAAAAAATAGGGCCGAAATATCAATGCCCATCAGTCCACGCACCTTACGCAAAATGACGCCGCGTCCAGTGACACTGCGCCACCGCACCCGCATCACCCTAGGGGAGTGCCCTATTTGTCAAGAACCAATCGAAACCACTCCTGGCTTGGTGATGCCGTGCAAGCACAAATTTCATAAAGACTGCATCAAAGAGTGGCGGATGATAAGTCACACGTGCCCCGTATGTCGCGGCCCTATTCAGCGCATTGTAACCGGTCCCCGATACCGACCGCTCACCGCCAGAGAACACGCTCATAACCGACTGCGAGCTTATCGAGTGCCACCTATTTCACCAAGGCGTATGCGAAGAATGATGTCACTGGAAGAGATGCGGGAAGAGACACGCAGGGATTTCCCGCCTGTCCCCGGAGAAACCGTGTGGGACCTACTTGGTTCCAGCGACGAGGAATCGTAATCAGGGGTCGCCTTCATAGAGTCGCCCGTGACTGTCCCTAAACACTGGGATTCCCCCCGTGCCGCGGCGCCGAAAGGCATTGAAGATAATTCGGCCTTGAACAAACGGGGGCACAGGAGGATGGACGTCTCGATCCGACGTAAATGCGAATTCGGGTTCGCTGTCGGATTCTGACTGTGCGACCTGCGGTGGCCCCAGGGTTGCTGGAATGTGGGCGCGACAATCGGGACATGTCATGCGGTGCTGCATCCATTCGTTGATGCACTCCGTATGAAAGGTGTGACGGCAGGGAAGTCGCGTTGTTTCCGCGACGTGACCTAGTGGTTCCTGACATATCGAACACGCCGGATCGATGATACGCTGCGGCAATCGTTTTCTTCGTTTGTTTCGGGTTTTTGCCCCCTTAGGAAACATACGACGCGACTGTCGACTTCCAGTTGATGTCTTGGCCATATTAAATACCGTACAAGTTAAAAACGCCGCCAAAGTTATTGAAATTTAAATCCTGTAGAGATGTAAAATGGCTGCGATTGAAGAGAAGCGAGTTGAGCTGAAAGGAGATATTGGAGCCACAGATGAATTCAAGAAAGGTCAAAAATTTATCGACTCCCTCGGCGATTGGAACGCCTTTTTCAAGAGCATGGGACGAAACGTCCTCACAATTCTTGTCATTGCTTACGTAGGGTCGACGGTCGTGTCCATCACCCATCTCCCCTGGAAAACCATCGACGATTTATTTCCCACCGACATTAACAATTTTCCTTACTCAGTGCCCGAAGGCAAAACGGACCCTCCGGCTGCGACAGTCGAGGAAATCATGCATGGGTACGACCCAAACAACATTGAGTCGTTGACCCGCGGGGTCGTAGAGTACATATTTCCGTTGAAGCGCCGGAGTTTTCCGTACAAAAGTTGGTTTTTGTCGGATGCGTTTAGGGGCACACGGGGGTACATTATCGCCAAATGGTTTTCGATGACGTGCGCCAATGCATTTTGTGCCTGGCGCAAATTTTACGTGATGCTCATTTTGCTAGGGCAGTGGATGCACAAGATGTTGGGGGTAATTGCGGATTTGTTCCTGTTTTACCTCTACCCGTATATCATTTTCTACGTGATCATGCTTCCCATCATTCCGTTGATTGGCACCTTTTTGGCCTTTGCCGGGTCGGCCATCTACAACGTCCCCATGTCCTGGATATTCACCTTTGCCCCCGTGATGGGGTTTTTGCTGGCGATTGCAAATTTGTTTTCCGGGGGCATCTTCAACATCTTTTCGTGGGTCATGTCGTTTCTGATAGGGATGGGCGGGTTCATGCTGGGCTACATCAACCTGGCATGGTGGTACATGATTGGCGTCGCCATGTGGATTTATTCCATTGTCTTTTTGTTTCTCGCCCCGCTCCTCTACGAGAAAGGGTTATCGCGCATATTTTATGAAATCAAACGGCACACCAAAACATTATTGGCCCTCTTTTTGTTTTTAATGGTCAACGCAGCGTTTCAAACTCTAAGCCAAAAATTAAGCATTGGCATTTTGGTCGGAGCAATTATATGTTTGATTCTGGTCATCAAAATGAAAATTAACGCCGTGCCGCCATAATATTCCGGAAATTTCTTTTTTTCAGCTCCAAAACAATCGTTCAATACAACATTCAAACCATCATGTCCACGTACGAAAGCATTTTGGCAGAAGGCCGTCGTCGGTTGAAGGACCGCGGCGGACTTTACGCGTTACTTGCGAAGGCGTTCGACGGAATTCCCGTGCCACCCGCGCCGTTTATGTTTCGCCCCAATGATTTTACGAAAGCCATGGAAATGAAAACCAACTGGGTTCACGGCGAGCAACAATTAACCATGTTTGCGTACGTAACCCCATTTTTTGCGTATTTCTGTGATTCGGATGGAATTTATCTGTATCAGCAGCACGAAGTTCGTCGAGTCTTTATGGATTCAAGCTTTGCCGTTACATTCAATGCCGACCACAATACGCCCGTGATTATCCATGGGGATGTGGTGTTTACCTTTCGGTTTGGCAGTTTGAGTGACCCCAAGGTTCAAGCGGCGGTCGAGCGCGAAAGCGCGTCGAGCGAGGTGCAAACGTACCTCGCCATGGCAGAACGGCACGGGTCGAAACCCACGACGTTGGAAGACTGCGCCAAGTTTCCCGTGTCGTACGGGTGCACGGCGTGCGGCAAAGTCGTCTTCGACCCGAAGGCGTTAAAGAAGTGTGCGCGGTGCCGAGTTGCGCGGTACTGCAACCATGAATGCCAAAAAATAAATTGGAAGGAACACCGAAAAACGTGCGAACCCGTTTGAATAAAGTCGGTGGCTTGTATCATGAAACTTTTAGTTTGGGTAGGCGCAGGGCTTATGCTTGCATTATGGCTTTTGAACCGCCCCCCACCCTCGTATGAACTAGTCCTTGAAAATACTGCGCTCGAGCCACCCGTCCGGGACCCCATGCCCATGGAATTTGCGCAACTAGGGTTTTTAACTCCGGATGCGGGAGAGAATAAAATTTTACCGCTCTATGGGCGGCGCTTGCAGCGCGATCGCTGGCAATACTATACGATATCGAACCAACATAATGATATTAAATTGCCCATTAAAGTCGGCCGCCGCAGCGGCTTAGATTCTATAGGGGTCAATGAGCTAGGGGATGGGGACCGTGTCTTGGTACACGGGTACAATGAAATGTTTACGGTGTCGCTCTATGACACGGAAGTGCGGCGGTATTTAAATTAGCTCATAGCGGGCGCGTTTGGGGGCAGGGGGGCATTCATGGGAACGAGCCGGGGCTTGCGAGGGATGGGGTACGCCATATATCCTTGAAAAGTTTTCTTGCACGAGGTAAGGCAAGCAATTGACAAAGACGGATTGCTGGGCGTACAAGGCATTGGCCACGGCAATGCCTTGTTTGGTTGGCTGCTCTACGGTTCCCCAAAAGACGGGGTCGACCAAAAGAACTGCACTTGGGTCTTGAGTGATACACATTTGCCATGCGTTGGCGTCGTACTTTATCCAGTCCGGAAGCTCTTCATAAATCAATGCCTTGGTTTTTGCGGATGCGATGCCGTACGATGTGTACTTGCGAATACATTCGCCGAGCGCTCGAGCCTTCTTTTCCGTTTTGGAAATGTGGGAAGGATGCATGATTATGGGTTGGGGAATGAAGTTGTCAGATATAAAAAAATAAAAACATGAAAAATAAAAAAATGAATTTTCCGGAAAATTCCGTATTTAAATACAGGGGTGGGAATTTAAAAAAAATGAAACCGTTTGTTTCCGTATGTACACCAACGTATAACCGACGGCCGTTTTTTGACGCAATGGTTCGATGTTTCCAAAGTCAAGACTACCCTATGGACCGCATGGAGTGGGTGATTGTAGACGACGGGACGGATTGTATTGAAGACCTGGTCAAGGTCGCCGCCCTACCGCAAATCAAGTACGTAAGGTTGCCGCACCGCGTGACGCTGGGGCGCAAACGCAACCTCATGCACGCGCACTGCACGGGCGACATGTTAGTGTACATGGACGACGACGATTATTACCCACCCAATCGGGTATCGCATGCAGTAGAGACGCTCCAGCAACACCCCGAGGCACTGGCGGCGGGGAGTAGCATCCTGCACATTTATTTCAAGCATTTGGATAAAATCGTCGAGTTTGGGCCGTACGGGCCACGCCACGCGACGGCGGGTACGTTTGCGTTTCGGAAAGCGCTGCTGCAGCAAACGATGTACGACGATACGGCGATTACGGGAGAGGAAAAGACGTTTTTAAAAAACTACAGCATTCCCTTGGTGCAGCTGGATCCGCGCAAAGTCATTTTGTGTTTTTCGCACGACCACAACACGTTTGACAAGCGTGTATTGCTGCAAAACCCGGCACGCACGGTCCTAAAGGAAACGGACTTGAAAGTCATGGATTTTGTCGTGGACGCGGGGCTGGCCGATTTTTACGTGAATCAATTGCCGGACGCGCTGCGACACTACGAGGCCGGACGTAAAGAATTCAGCGTGCGAGTCGGGTACAGGGTGTTGATGGGCAACGAGATCTTGGAGCATTTGAATCAGCAGCAGGCCTACATTCAAAAACTGGAGGCGCGCGTAAAAGAACTCTTGCGTCGATAGCGTCGGCTACGACCCTTAAATGAACGCCGGGACCGATTCTTTCGACGTCTAGACCGGCCACCTGCCGGTTCAGTAATTAAATTGCCATTTTTATCATGCGCGACTACACGACCAACATTACTAGAAGTAGATTTTGGAGGATATTTTAAAGTTCCGTCTCGGTTAATTAATTGATTGTCTTTGTTTACTCTTCTTCCAAAATGATCAAAGTTTTCATAATCGTCTTCTTCACTCGTCGCCAATGGTAAAGCCGCCGAATGCGCCATAATATCTATGAATGAGATAATAAATTGAAACGCAAGAAAATATGATGAAGCGGTATTTAATGGACGCCCGTATCGCACGAAAGGTCGCTGGATATAAGAAGCAAGACGAGCGGTTTGCCATTTATAGCGAAAAGCATACCATTACAGTAGCGGATGTCAAATCCATGATGGCGGCGTGCGACATGAAATGTACGCACTGCCTTGCACCCATGCTCACCGAATACGGCGCACGCGACCCGAAGCAGTGGACGGTGGATCGCATTGACAATACGCGGGGGCACAACGTTGGCAATGTTGTCTTGTGCTGTTTGCAATGCAACTTGAAACGGCGCAATACGCCGATGGAAAAATTTCGATTTACGAAACAGTTGAGTATTGTCAAAAGACCGTAATGTTTATCTTTCTATAGAATATGCCGATGATTCCTGTTGCGTTCGATGACATCGAAGACGGAGGCCACTATTTCGTGAAATATGGCAATCAACGAAAAAGGGGAATCGTCGAGCGTATAAGTACATTTGCAGGTGATAATAAAAATCACATTGTCATGCAACTTGAAAATGACAATGGTCGCAGAATTTTAATTGAGAAAAAAAAACATAACCAGTGGCGCAATATCCGTATTCCAAGATACGGCATGGAAACTGAATCGCAGTCGGGACCATATTGGGCCTCGCCGAGCTGAACAAATGCACGCTATTGACAAAGCTTTGGTGGAAGATGCTTTTGAAAAACACCACACTTCTCGAGTGAATACGTTAACCAAACATAACAATGAAAAAAAGCCGACGCCGTCGCCGTCGCAGTTAACCATTCAGTACAAATCGTACCCGCTAAGGTAAAACTCAAATTGTTCTGCTGAAATAGTACGACTGGGTCGTACGACACCGTAAAAATCGCTCAGGTAAAACAAATGCCGATACCGCGAGTTGTGCAAAATCCCGTAGTAAAACTGGGTCGAGGGAAATGAGCCTCCCTTCCTCCAGTCAGGACGCGAGCGCGGTCGCGCAAAGTCTTGCACGAGACGCGACAATTCAGGCGGCATGTTCATCGTTTGTTGTCAAGACTCTAATCTCGGACAACAAATTCAATTTTTAGCATTCCCTAAGGTATGAAAGTCAAGATTGTGGGGCGTCTAACGCTTGTGGACGACGTCTCCAAATTTTACGAACTCAAAAAAATAGGGCAGTGCCCGCTGTGCAACGCTGGGATCCAAACGTCGACGGACAAGCGAACCCTCACGGCCCAATGCGCGCCCGGCTGCGCCAACAACCTTTCCATCCCTGTTCCGCGAGTGACAACGTACGACCGCCGGGTAGAGGCCGCGCGGGACGACCTTCACGAGTCGACCGACAAGGTGTTGCGCGCCAAATTTGATTTTTTGTTTCAGTACTCGAAAGAAAAATCCTTGGACGATTTGAAACTGGCCTACTTGCAGGCGCGGCAGCACTACAACGACGTGAACAGCGCGTACCAAAGTAAAATACGCCCGCCGGACGTTCGGGCGGACTTAAAAACGTTGCGCGAGGCCAGTGGTAAACCCGACAAGAAGCGCGAATGGTGTCCCCGCTACCTGCGGTTTATTGAAACGGAGATGCGACTGCAACATCTCAAGTACAAGGGGGCGAAGGACCCACTCGATATGATGCCGTATACTTGGGCTGAGCTAGAAGTGGTGGAATAAAAATGCGAGTAAAGTAAAAATGAGTGCGGTGTACATCGTGGCCGTGGTCATTGCCGCAGTTATTATTAGCATCGCCGTGCTTTACGCGCTGGACAACATGAACAAGCGGAGCAAAAACTGTTCCAACTTAACAAAAAGCGCGCCGATGCAAAACATCACCAAAGAAGACGCGAGGTACACCACGCCGCTCCGCGATTTTCATGTCAAATCCTCGTACAACTCGTGCGCGTCTGGCCAGTACAAGAATGACTGGGTGGACATTTGCGCGCTTTCGCACGTTATCAAAGAAGGGTGTCGCCTACTAGACTTTGAGATTTACGACGTCAAGGGTGTCCCGATTGTTGCCGTCTCGGACTCGCCGAAATACACGCTCAAGCACAGCTACAATTCGATTCCTTTGTCTCGGGTGCTTAAATGCATCGAAGACGAGGCATTTAGCGGGGACGTGAACGGCATGGACCCCCTCTTTTTGAATTTCCGGATCAAGTCCGACCACGTGGAACTTATGGATGCGATTGCGAAAATGCTGCCGCAGTATGCTACCTTGTCCAGTCGGTTGCTGGCACCCAAGTACGGATACGAGTTTCAAGGGCGCAACTTTGGAAAAATACCGCTGCGACTGCTCTGCCAAAAAGTTATTATCATGACCAACGACAACAAACAAATCGACGAGTCCAAATTGTCCGAGTTCGTCAATCTTGCGCCATCGCCCCTCTTTCGCGTGCTTCCGTTTACGGGCCTGGCCTCGCAAGATTTGGAGGAACTGACCACGTTTTCCCAAACGCGTCTCATGATGATTGTACCGTCCACGGCCGATAACTACACCTCGGCGTCAACCGTTACACTGGGGGCGCAATTTAGCGCCATGAATTTCCAAACCAAAGATAAAAATCTAGAAGCGTACAATGCTGAATTTCTCAAGAACGGCAACTATGCGTTTTATTTGAAAAAGACGCCTTACGTGGAAGCCGAAATCCCTGACGCCAAAACTTTGCCGGAGAGCACCACCTTTGGTGAAACTCGGTACCAAAACGATTATTTTGATTACACCATATAATTTTTTTTTTATGGGTATTAAGGGATGTGTCTTTTGTGGGTGATGGCGGGATTGGTCCTTTTATTGCTATTCAGTCGCCGCGAAGGGATGGCCACGGCTCCGGAGATTAACATGCCGAACTTGGCGACAAGCAATTCGCCCATGGACGAGGCAACGGTCGGCCCTGCTCCCATGGTGTCCAAGGGGCGGCGAAGTTCGGAGCCCAGTTATGTTGACGCTGAAAATTGCGACGCGTGCACGGGCGCCAAACATTTTTGGAACAAGCTCACCAAAAAGTGCAGCACTACTGAAGTCGACGGCTTTTATGCCTCGTGCAACTGAGCCTTGAAGCGCTTCAAGTAGCGCACTGGCTTGTTTCGCTTGCGCGTTGCTTTGCGCCTCCGGAACGGGGGTGGAAGACGCGGTGAGGTGAGGTCCAAGGTATACTGGTCGAATTTCGCTTGGTTCTTCAGGATGATTTTCTCGATGAACAAAGGGTTCAAGGCTGGCAGCTTGTCGCGGTCGTCGTACCGAATCAACAGTTTTGGAAATTCGTAGCCGCCCCAGTTGTACACGTGCCGGCGATAAAACGCTGGTAGGGCTGTGATATGCGCCAGGGCGGTGGCCGCAATGAGGCGTTCGGAAGGGGATGGATGTCGAAACTGAATAAAGTTGCACAAGAACAACCGGCTGCAGGCGGATCGCGATAGGTCGTCCAGGAGCGACTCCAGGGCGCGCTGAAGATAGTCAAGGGACGGGCAGGGAATCTCCATGAGGGTAGCGCGACCAACGCTGCGGCGAGCAAACGCGGGGTAATTGTCCAGCGAAAGGCAGAGGCATTCCAGCGACTGAACAAAGACGGGGACGGCTTGCAAGTGCGACAACGGCGTGCTATCATGTGGCCGAGACCCGATGGAGATGTAGACGGTGGGAAATCCTTTCATATTGACCCGCGGAATGCTCATTGGATTTATGGAAAGAGGATTTTGTCAATCGTGGTGCGGACACAAAACAGTCGATGTAAGAAAATACCAATAAGGAAAAGCCAGAACAGCGTCCATGCAAAGGAATGTTTGGTAAAATAGGCGATGATGGCCGCAACAAGAAGTGTCAACCCGGCGTCCACTACGGCAATGTCGGCAATTCGGTACGCGTGCGGCCCTGTATTGGGTGCACCAAAGAGGTTGGCATAGGGACAGGACATGTCATAGACCCTGTTTTTAAAAAAGAGCAAGTATCATGGGATGCACGTTTCCAAAAAAATGTCCCAAAAAAGTTTTGAAAACGGTAGGGCCTCGGCCTGCCAACCTCTCGACTGCTCTTGAGCGAGCGCACGTCATCTTACTTGGCAAGGGGAACATCGTTCGAATCATTGGGATTTACGAGCCCGTCGAAGAGCCATTGATTTTGCAGCGTCTACCACCGGGAATTAGGGCTGACTTAAGCGTTCCATCATCATGGTGAGCCCATAAAAGGCCGCGCCAAAAAGACCGCTTTTGACGATAAGCCCTATGGACGACAAGTTGCCGTCGGGTTTAAAAATACTCGGCACGAATTTTCGCAGGGCGTCCTGAACGAATGCCATTTGAAAAATGTAGTACAGGAGAGAGAGGACGATCGGAACGCGAAATTCTTCGACGTAGCGGACCATCATGGAGGGCGCAGGCGGTGGCGGCGCGGGCGGCATGTATTCCGCAACTTTCGGCACGTAATTCACGGAGGTTTGGGGGTCCACGACATGCGGTAAGGTTTCTCGCGGAATGTCGCGCTCCGGCAATTGCGTGGAGGTTGCTGGCGGCGTTGTGAACGGCAAGTCGGCCAGATTGGTGCTCATGAAGTAAAGTGGAGGAACCTTCCAAGATGGGTTTTACGCAAAGTGAACGGTCCGTCTAGACTTGTCGCAGGGCGCGGGCGACGATTTGAAGGCGTAGCATTTATCGTCGACTTTCCATTCGCCGTCTTCAATCTTCGAAAGGGGAGGCGCCTTGAATCGAAGACAGTCTTTGTCCTTGCAAGACTTGCGAAAGAGCGTAGAGAGACCAAACCCGAGCACCGCCGCAAGGATGATTTTTGCGTGGGGCGTGTGCAGTGCTTTTTTAATCGTCATACCCATTGACAGTTAAAAAAAAATAAATAGTAAAAAAAATGAAAAAGGAAGTGTATTCGCTCAAGCATGACATTCTCATGCGAAGCATCAAAATCTTGGACATTGGCTACATTACAGTGATTTACGTGGCGTTTTCCATGACCATGGCTCGTTTGACGGATAAGGCCCTTGGCAAGTTTGACCCCAAAGCTGAAACGAAAAAAAGTGTTACCCAAATCACCCTGGAGATGCTATTGAGTCTCTGGTTGTACGGCGTCATGATTTATGTGGTGCGCAACCTGGCAGAACTCATTCCGTTTCCGCTGAATGGGTTCCAAGGGTTCGACCACTTTCGCGTCAAGGAGTTGAAGAATGCGACCATTTTTACGTTTACGTTTTTGATGTTCTGTAGCTTTTTCAAGGAAAAGGTCCTCTTTTATTACAAACGCGTTTCTCAAACGCCCGACGGAATCGGTTTGGCGGCGCCCGAGCAAGACACGGTTTTCGGCTTGAATCGGTAGCAGGTACCCCCTTTGTCTTTGTACTGCAAATGGTCGGCGGTAAAGGGCGTTGGAAACACCACGACGGTTTTGTGCTCTACCGGGGAGAGGTAGAGCAGGACACAGCCAAATGCAAAACTGGCGAGAAAGATGCCTACGTGCTTCCACTCCATTTGTAAAATCCTAGATATTAAAAATGCGTTGCGACGTAGTATTAAAATGTTACTGGCCATTACTGCCGACCAATTTCTGCCCCAGTTCGTGCACTTCTTGCCCCCCATTAAGAATACAATTCTGTCCGGTTCTGTTTTTACGCGGATCATTTATTCACCGCCCTACTTTGCCATGCAGGGGCTCTACCTTCACATTCATATGCCGGACAAGCTAGGCAGCATCGAGCAGGCCATTTTGGGAGCGTACACGTCGTCCAAACCGAAAATGATGAGTTTGAACAAATGCGTGAAAACCACGAGCATGGTGTTGAAAATCTCGGGCATCTGGGAGACGGACGACGCCTGTGGACTCGCGTACAAATTCATTCACGAGTAGCCTTCCGTGCGAAAAAACTTTGCCACAACCACTTGCATGGCCACAAACACGACGATGAGGGCCATGGAACAGCTCGTGACGGACGGGGCGGCCACCATCAGCACGAGGTGCAACGCGACCGCGCCGGACAAGATGATGTTGTTTTGTTCCCACGGGTCCGGCATGGATTTCAGGCGAATGTACTCTTGGTTGGTGCTGCAGACGCTGATATAAATGAAAATGAAAATAAAAGCGATGATATTGAAGAGGGACGTTTTCAGAAAGGTAGACGGTTTCGCAATCATGTCGAGCACGACTAGAAAAAAGATGCTGGCCGCAGCGACGGAGAGCCCTGCCATGCTGTTGAAAAAAGCAATCATGCAGCCCGCGGCGCCAATCACTTGAAACCCGGTTTTGGCGAGTTTCATACCCGGAATCTCGTCCATAGAGGTTGGAGATGAAAAAAAAACAACGGGAAAGGGTATGAAGTCGACGTATACTTCGCATTTGTCGCCGAAGGACAAGGTCCGACAAATTGCCATGATTCATCAATCCCAGCGATGGTACCGCCAGGGCAAGTACTTTACTCGAAAAAAACTCACCTACCCAAACAAAGTTTCGCCGCACATCAAGCGTGCGCAGAAACTGTACGGGACGCCCATTCGTCCAACCGCCGCGCTGGCTGCAGGAACGGGGTGCCCTGTAAGCGCCCTGCGCCGCATCGTGCGCAAGGGCGAGGGTGCGTACTACTCCTCAGGGTCGCGACCCTCCCAAACGCCGCAATCGTGGGCGTTTGCGCGACTGGCCAGTGCGGTAAGCGGAGGGAACGCCTCCGTCGTGGACTACCACATTCTACAAACGTGCGACCCCGCGAAACCCGCGTTTCGACTGGCTACGAAAAGGAAACGGCAACGCTTAAATTCTCCTTCTTGATGCTTCGTGACGCCGACACGGACAGTTCTTCGCGCTTTTTGCGCGTCTTGTTGTCCGACGGCTTGTTTTTCGACGTGCTGTTGCGCGTGTTCATGTCGTCTTCAATCGTAGAATAGTCCTTTTCAATGAACTCGATGATGTTGTTCTCCAGTACCCATTTGAAAAAGTTCAGTTGCCCGATCGTCGTTTGAATGGACTGGCTGTTGCGGTACGGGATAGCGATTTTATCCCACCGACAAAACGGGTCGAAGCGCTTCTTCGAGTACGCTTTGAGCTTGAGCTTGTAGTCGTTGTAGACCTTGAAGCGCTCCCCTGACTCGAGCTGGTAGACAATGTACTTTTGTTTGGCGTAGTTCGTGACAAACCAGTCCAGAATGCGGAGCGAGATGGGTGACTCGCCGTTCAGGATGTGAAGGATGCGGTCGAGCTCCTTGTAATCGTTTTGCTCGTAGTAGCTCTTTAGCTTGGTCAGGAGCAAATCGTTTTGTTTGGTGTACTTGGACATTAAGAAGGTCCTGCACTAAAGTCTTTATTGCATTTTTTCTAGAACATGCTTACACCGCCCGCGTTGGCCGCCATGGGTTCAAAGTCCTGACCCGAGGGCTGGTTTGGGGAGCTAAACATGGAGTTGAAGTCGGGCTCGCGGACGGCCGGGGGCGCCTGCTGTCCTTGCATGGGGTTGCTCGTGTTCACGCCCTGGGGAAGGAATTGCGGCGGGTTAAAGCCGGGCTGGGACGCTTTCATTGCCGGCTTTTCTTTGGGGGCACCCGTAAAACTCTCCCAAAGCATGGTCACTTTCTGGCCAATGCCGGAGTTGGAATGGACGTTGAGCAAAATGACTAGCAACGGTAAAATGACCGTGATGACGTTGAGGGGGGCATACTTGACCCCGCTGATGGTCGGGATAAAATCAATGATGCGGTGTAAGAACAAGATGCCCAGAAACATGACGATGACCTGCAGCATGATTTCGACCGAGAGCATGACGGCCCCCTTTTCAGCGTCAGGCGGCGGCATGTAGACGTCCAGCACCTTGTTCAGCAGGATGACGAAAATAACGGCCAGTACCGAATACTGGGCAATGTTCATCATATCGTGTCGACTTTCGTCCTCAAAGTTGAAGACATGAGAAAAGAAATTGGGTTTTTTGTCGTCCATTTACTCCGTGAAGAAATTAAAAATGTTCTCGTTAAAATTCTCCGTTTAAATTCTTCAGGAATCCTATGTCGTCTAGGCCAAAATCTGCTCCTGTGGCGCAAGCGCCTAACCCCCCTGCCATGCTAACCACCCAAACTGCGATTTATTTATTGAATACTAAAATTCAAGCGGTTGAAGAGAGTCACCGGGCCCACATGCAAGCCGTTGAAGCTAAATTTGGGGAACAGGACACCTACGTTACGGACAACATTCCGGACATGGACCTCCTCAACAAGGCCATTTCCACCATCAATTCTCGGCTCCTGGATCTGGAAGGGCTTGAGGCACGTGTGGCCGCACTTGAAAGCGCGGGGGGTGTCATTGCCCCTGTAAAGTCGACTCCGAAGAAGCGAGGTACGGTCAAACTCGACCTAGACCCACCCGCGGAGCCTGGGATTTCGTTTTCTTAGAAATCAACCTCGGGGAAGTCGTCGGGGTCAAAATCAAACATGTTTTTGTAATCATTCTCGACATCTGGAGGGGGCGATGGTGGGCGTACAGGGGACTCAGGGCTTTGGGGCCTTTCTGGCTCGGGACTTGATTCACGAGCAGGTCGTTTACCTCGTGGGTCGCCCTTTTTGGACCGTGGTTTGTAGTACGACTTTGGATCGCCAGGGTTTTTCTTTTTCCGGCCACGTGTTTCTTTTCGTTCTACCTGTTCTGGCGTCGCTTCACGTTCACGCCGACGCAACGTAGGCACGAAAATAGACGCTGGCTCATCTTGCGTCACTGGCTCATCGCGCGACGACGTGGATGTCGTGTAAACCGTTGGGACTACAAGGCGACGACCTACAGAGGCGTTTCGAGCATTCTGTAATTCGACTGGGTCAAACCCAAACAATTTCGGACTGGGCTGCTTCTGTTTTGGGCTCGGCGCTTTTGGACTCGGCACTTTTGGACTCGGCGCTTTTGGACTCGGCGCTTTCGGACTTGGGGTCCTCTTTCTGGGGCGAACTTCAAGAAACTCAATTTCAGGACTTGGCGTTCTTGTTTTTTTACGACTTGGTTCAACGTGGAGGAATTCCACGTCCGAATCTGAATCACCACCACCACACCATTTCGACCTACGAGTACGCTTTTTTGTTCGAGGCTTACGACGCGAACCGAAACGCATTATAGTTTCACACTTTAAAAAAAATTCGTTTCTTGCAATCAGAAACTTACATTCGAGAAATATAATGCTTGCTACATTATTTACGGTTTGCCTTGTTGTCTTCATTTATCTGCACGTTGTCTACCAGCTACGAACGAGCAACGACCTGGAACTCTTTGAGTTGGTCATGCCCGAAAAAAGCCGGTTGGAAGAAGTTTGCGGCATGCGTCAACCGCTCTTGCTGGAACACGGCGTCGACGAGTTTGCGCAGTGCAACCCCGCGCATTTTCGTTATGACGCGTTCGACATCAACGTGGTTGATGCAGCCGGTGAGGGCGTCCCCCTGAGCGTCGCAAAAGCGCACGCTCTTTTCGCCAAGAGCGACCATTACACGGAACGAAACGCCGAGTTCCTTAAGGAAACCATGCTCCACAGAGTCTATGAAAAAAACGACGGGCTTCTTCGACCACCCATGGTAGCCAAAATTCGATACGACCTCCTCTTTGGGGGAACTAACGCGCGAACGAAGTTGCGGTACAGCGATTGGTACCGCAACTATTTCTTGGTGGTGGCTGGAGAGGTGACGGTGAAGTTGGCCCCGCCGCGCAATGCGCGCTTCCTGCACGTAGAAAAGGACTACTTGACGGAAGATTTTTACTCCCATGCGAATGCGTGGGACGATGTACCCAAAGTCAAGTTTCTGGAAACGGTTATCAAACCCGGCCAAATGCTGTTCGTGCCAGCGTACTGGTGGTACAGCTTCAAATTGGGCAAAGACGCCTGCATTGTCGCTTTTCAGTACCGCACGCTCATGAACGTTGTGGCCACCCTTCCTGATACCCTGATGGGGATCCTGCAGCGTCAGAATACACGCCTGGTTACGCTGAAGCCATTAGAGATGAACATAAACAAATCGTCGTAAATACAACAATGTGGTGGGACGAGTTGAATGATGCCGAGTTTAGGCCCACGAGAACGAAAGACCATCCGGCAGGTCCTCCGAAATTATTTTACAACTCGATAACGTCGCGCCGACCCATTTTAAACGCGATAACGGGGGAGTACTATTTCCGCCACGTTCTTGACAGCACCGGGTGTCGCAGCTCGCACCCCCTAGAAAGGGATAAAAAAATACCCTACCGGATGGGGTCGCGCGATGAAGGGCGGTTTTATGTCGTGATCATGGGCGAACCAGGCAACCCAAAGGAAAGTTGCAAAGTATTTTTTGATAGCCCTGAACAATACGAACGCTTCTCCGGTATCGAGGTGTGCACTCAGAGTAAAATCGCGTTCAAGGAACGCAAGCAGGCATTTGACATGGTCAATTGCTATGAATTGCGTGAGTTTTATGACTCCGACTGGAATTGAAATAATGCAGCGAAACACTCACGCCGATTGAGGACTCCTCGGCGAGCGATAAGGCAGGCCAAACATACGCATTGGACTTGCCGTAATTTTTATCGGAATGTGTGGGTTGATGATGCTCACCAACTGGTCGTCTATCGCGCCCATGTTGACGTTGGACTGTTCGAACAGGTTGTTGTACTCTGCAATCGCTTGGTTAAGAAACGTAATGCCTTCCACTTCGCGGTGCTGCCGATCCAATTTGAGAGTTGCGCTGATGCGGGTCCCCAGCAAATAGTAGCCGTGGTAACTGGAGAGCTCGACTTCCATTTTTTTTTGAATTTGGAGAAACAATTCAACGGACGAAATGCAGGCGCACAGCAGCGACACTAAGCAATTGATGGTCGAGACCGTCGCTTGTACCAGGTACATGTTCAGTCCAACGCTGAAGACGGAGTTGACCGCGCTAAGCACGATGAGTGGAATTCGAAAATAAACCAGCCGCTCCTGCAGGAGCATATAAGCCGCCTTGTGATGGGTCGACAGCACTTCAGAATTGGCCCGAATGTCGTACAGGACCTTTTCGACATCGGTCGACCAGTGGTCAACTGTCGCCTCACTGGCGTCTTCACGGGGAGGCGTAGGTTCTCTGTCCATAGTAACAATTGCGTTAAAAAATCGTTCTTTCGTTTTTTTAACGCGGGCTTCCAATCGACCCATCTCCATGCCTTTAGTGTCTGATAAATTTGACTGCGGATACGCCGTCGCACTCAATCGTAGCGTATTTTGTGTTGTCAACCCCTTCGTTGCCTCGTCGTGGGTTGGGGTTGAATAAGTTGGTACCTTGTAAACTTTGTTCTGACCCAGTATTGACGCGCGCCATAAACCGGCGCACTTCCTCCCGTAAGCGTTCTTCAGCAGCGCGAACATTGCAGACCGGTTTACCAGGAGCGCAATGGAGTCGCTCAGGCGCACCCCACCCCGGCTTTTGTTGGTCGGCTTGGATATCCGTGTCGGAGGGGTCATCCTCTCCGTTGGCTGAATTCATGTACTGCAAATTTCGCGAAAGGATAAACAATTGGTTGTGAAACGGTACGGATAAATCTCTGAGTTGGTCCCATTTTTGGTGGTTTTTGCCTACCCGGACGCGATTTTCTAATTTATAAATGTCCCACAGAACGTTGTCGAGAACCCGCAAATCATGCGTTTCATTTTTGCGATCGGCAGAAATACCGTTCCAGTAGTAGTCGAAATGCAAATTATTAAAGCCGAAAAACTGTCCACGGTCGGTGCATCGTGATGAATCAAGGATGTCTTGATAATCTTGTTGCGAACTGCCTCCAGGAAATGAGTAATGGCACCGACCGTAGTCGATGATTTTGACAATGAATTGGCATCGAAACTCTAGATAGTTAGGGTGACCAGGGCGACCATATTTGAACAAAATGTGCCCCTGACGCCCATTGACACGGGGCACAGGGTACAGCAGCACATTGTCCGCATGCAAATCGTAATGCGTAAAGGACTCTCTTAATTGGGCAAGAGCAAAATAGATTTGGTAAAAAATCTGTAATAAATTGGTGCGTATCAGTTCAGGGGCACTACTGGATGTCGAATGCATAAACTTGTGGAGCGAAATGCAATTCAGAAAGAACTGCGTCACCAATACAATGTATTTGGGATTTACACACCCACGGGCAACGTTGTAGTCCGGAAATTCCGTCAACATGCCGCGAAGCTCGTCGGGCGTCGGATCCAGGCGCGCTTGGGACGAGGACGACGCGGCACCTTGCCTCGACGAATTGCTTAAATGGTTGTAACCTTCTTTGCTGACACGGTACACTCCATACGTTCGAACAAAACAAGGGAACAAATGCATGATAGAATTGATAAATAGGCCCACGCGGTACTCGTAGAGCAGGTTATCAGCAGACGACCGCTGATTGCACTTGAGCGTCGCGTATGCGTTAAACCCGCCTTTTGAGAAAAGAAGTCGTTTTACAAACCCGTTGTTTGAGTCTGTGCCGCGAGCTTGTACTTCCTGCAAATAATTGGGGGTTCTCGTAAGACTAAAGTTGCCGAAATATTGGTTGATGAAGGCGTACTCACTCCTGGAGCCAATAATTTGGCACTCGTTGCCAAATCGGGACCCGGAACAAAAAAAGGTGCGAAGGATGTAGTTTTCAAACTTGGTTTTTTTACCATGACGTGTATGCCGTTGTTCAATTCTTGCCCGAACTCGCGCTATCGTAGGGTTTGACCGCATCTGCGCAGCTCGGGCCCGAAACTCGGCTCTGTAGCGTGCTATACGGGTCGGCCGATTTTTATGTCGCCGATTTTTCGCCACTTTACGTGTTCGTGTCGCTTCTGAGTCGGATTCGCGCAGCTCGCTGTCCTCACTTTCCCCAGGTTGGGCTGGAAACTGAGGAGGAGCTGTGGGTGGTTCAGGTGACCTTGGAGGCTCATACGCACCTAAACGTGGCGGGGACATGGGAGGTGCATACGGAAGGGGTTCATACAAAGGTGGCGGTGGCGGTGGAGCCGGTGGATGATATGGCGGTACATAAATGGGCGGATAATACGGCGGAGGTTCTACATACGGAGGTTCTTCGTAAGGAGGCTCTACATATGGAGGGCTCGGGCTGGGCGAATCAAGAACATCGTACACGGTATGATGCGGCGGAGAATTGGAAATGTCAATCACTTCCGGCGAATCTTCAATTTCAATGACTTCACGAGGGGTTCGCCGACTCATACATTGAAGGTTTGGAAAAAAAATTATGATACTGTGACTGGGGCGTTTTGGGCGCGGGTCTCGCACATGAGCGGCCCACGCGCAATTCCCGAAACGTCCTTTGCCATGGTCGAGTTGGGTTTGTTCGGTACAGGTCCGAGGGTAAACTCGACGTACTCGCCCGGAACTAAATACCGGTACCCTGCCGTGCCAATGGACGACTGGTGCACAAACACGTCGTCGTGATCACACGTAATGAAGCCGTACCCCTTGCGAGCGTTGAACCATTTGACACATCCCGTTTTTCGCTCCATATGCCAAGCCTAATTGGTATTGTTTTAAGTTCTAAAACGCCGGTGCCTCCGTAAACACGGCGGCCACTTTGGGCGCCGCAGGTTTGCCCGCGTATTTCTCGTACCCGTACAACCCGACCAGCGCGCTCCCAAACACAAGGATGGCGTCCTGAATGCACGCCTTTGGGTTCGGCTCCTTGTAGTGCAGCGCCATTTTGACTGCTAAAAACACTGCGCTCACAATGGCCGCCACGAGAGCAAGATTCATGGCGTAGCGACCGATTATTTTTGTTCGCGCTTAAACGAGCACTTCAATGGGTAAATCGGTAATGATTTCGTCCGAGGAAATGGAAATGGAATCGCCTTCCTGCGCCTTGCGTTCAGCCGCGCGCTGCTCCGCAATGCGCTTCAACGTATCGTCGTCTTTCGGGGCGTGAATAATTTCTGGGATTCCCGTCACGGAAATGGCTGAATCCTTGTCCTGAAACCGAATCGTCGGTTCTTTTGCGACTTCAATAATGTCCAACACCGGGTCGCTCTCCACTTTCGGAAGCTTTACGTCAATGACTTCAATCGGCCCCAAGTCAACCGGGGGCAGCGGCTCCTCTTTCACGACGGGCTCGGGTTCTACCGGCTTTTCCTTCTCCACCTTGACCTCTTCTTTCAATAAGTCCGTCGACTCGTCCAAATACGCCCGCAAGAGATTTTCAACAGGAATGCTTCCGCGTACTGCGTCCAGAATCGCTGCGCGTATCAGCTTGTTGAAGGACGCGCGGTTCTTTTGAAACACCAGTGGCTGTACGTCGGTCTCAAACAGGTACACGTTGGAGTAGAGCTCGCGGGACAAGTTAACGTACACTTTGTGCACAAACTTGCCGAGTTTGGGGATGGCAATGTCGATTTTCTTTTGAGTCTTGCCCGTACGAATCGACGTTAAAATTTTAAGGTGGACAATGTGCACGCACGTAATCAAATCGTCCAGGTACGTGCAGCCACTCTTTTCCACAATGCGGTCCACCTCGGCCTGGATCATCGTTTCGTTCCATTTGGGAATGCGCGACAAGAAATTTTGAAACGTCATGAGGTATTTTTCTTCTTCTTCGGATTGCTTGCAAATTGTGAGGGCCTCCTGAAAAATGGACTGAATCCCTTCGTAAATCAACGGCTGCAAAATCTGCACCAGACGCCACGCCCATTCGAACTGCGACTCCGTAAGCGTCGGTTTGTGATTGTCGTCCATGGAGTTTACATGAATACTTTAAATGGCGGTTCTGTACGAAAAATATACGCGTGCAGCATTGTGTACAGCAGAAACCGCTCGTGGCGGTACTCGGACCGAACTTTGGCGTAGTACATCAGCCAACGGTACTTGTCCTTGGCATCGATGTCTTCTTCTTCGACAAACACCGCCAGGTCGGCGGCCGAAAAAGCGGCCGCGTACAGACGCTCCGTAAGCTCGTCCAAGTCCGTCAGGGACTCCATGTAGCCGCGAAACGCGATTTTTCTCGCTCCGTCCACTGGAATGTCCTTTGCGTGCAAGTTGGTTCGGCCAGGCACGTAGAGCTCGGAGAAGCGCGAAATGATCGGCTTCAACAGCCGGTGACGCTCGGACGTGATAATAAAAAATCGCGTACTGAAGCTGAACTGCTCAATGCAGCGCCGCAGCGCGGACTGAGCGTCGTACGTGAGTTTGTCAGCATTGCCCAACACTACAGTTTTAAAGAGACCGTCTAAATGAATGTTGGTCTTGGCAAAATATTTGATGCTATCACGAATGAATTTGATGCCCTTGCCGTAGGCGCAGTTGACATGCATCACGTATCGCTGTTTGTGCTCTTTATTGCCCCCGTAAATGCGGTCAATAAACCAGCGGACGAGCGTGTTTTTGCCACACCCCGAGTCGCCGTAAAACAAAATGTTGGGGACACACCCGTTGGTAAGGTAGGCCTCCAGCTTCTGTTGAAGCGCGTCCATTTGAGTTACCGTCGCGAGCGTCTTTTCAAATGTTTTTTCGCTTTGCGGGACGAGCGCCCTTTCAACGCTTGGTTGCGAAACTTGGTAAAGTACTTGACGACTTCTTTCTTCATCTGCTCCTTGCTCTTGTCCTTTACCATTAAATGCGCTTTTTTGCCGTTAAAATCGGCATCCGCGCGCAAATTGTAGCCGTGTGGAGCCGAGGTCATTTCTCCGTCCCAGGAATACGCAGTCTTTTTGCCGTTCACGTTGACTTCCGTCATGCCCTTGGCGGATTGGAAGAACATTTAACCAAAGGGCTAGAAAAAAAACTAAAATGCTATTTTTTATTTCATCCAGAATTAGAGCGACGCACCGTGAGCCGACTCACCTTCATCATCCAACGACAGGCCACCCAACGACTGACCTTCATCATCATCATCCAACGACAGGCCATCCAACAACTGACCTTCATCATCCAACGGCAGGCCATGTTCAGGAGGGTCATCGTCCAATGAAACTGAAGTCGGTGATGGATTGATTCCACAATCCGCATTCACCTTCAACTCGTCTTCTAATTTTAATTGATAATGAATGAAAAATTCCCCTGGTTTCATTATCTTCATTTGTTGAGCGAGTGGAACGGATGCAGCATTTTGGGGCATAATAATCGATAAAGACCGCTCCAATGTACCATTGCATGAGGAATATTGAAAGCCTCCGCTGTTGTGGATACTCAGTTGTATATGAGCGAGCTTCATTAAATCTTCCGCATACTGCTTGGCTTGTTTCCATGTAGATGGACTGTATTTCTTCCCCTCAAACTTGGCACGAGCCCGCCCCGATACATCACATCCAACGCATTGAAATTTCTCAGGAAATGGACATTTCGTTTCAACTGATTCGTTCAAATGCTGAAAAATAACTAGGACAGTGTCGTGTTTTTTTCGGTCAGTATATCTCAAATACGGTGTACCGTAAGAAGAATTCATGATATTTGTGGATCCAAACCTAATTAGTGTGTCCGGTACATAAAGACTCGCTTGAAATGATGGTTTACACTGAATCAATAATTGAAACACTGATTTTTTTTTGCTTTCAAATAATCTGTTCAAATTTGATAATCCACTGACGTTCGATTGAAGAAAGAATTTTGTAATGGCTTGGTACGTTAACGAATTTTCGCGACTTAGCGCCCCATCTATAACCGCGCATACGAACTTTGCTTCGTGCATCATGGCGTCGAGGACAACATCTGCTATGTATGTTTTTCCGCACCCGCTTGGGCCTGCAGCGATGATAAGCCGACGGGACGTGGCGTTCGACGCTAGCAAGACACTACCCTTGACCTCATCCCATGACGTCATTGGAGTGCATGTTTCCGGAACAGTTAAATTTACTTCAATACCGTAGGTCTTCAAGCTTTGGCATATCAAATGAACCATAAAAATGGCCGAATCCGTTTCATACTTTAAGGCGTTCTTTACACGCGAGCCGCACGTTGCGTTAGATAAAATGGAGTCGTTACATACAACCCACGTCTCGGGCTTTCCATTTTTGGCATTTGCTTTGGATATGGATGAGAGGGTGTCAATAATTGTTGAGAACTCGGACATTCCCGGGGCTTTAAATTCTCTCAAGGTTTCCAAACTTGGGGTATCACTTCTTTCCTTGAAATCGTTTTCTATCTTGACCAATTCGTACATCTTGTTGACGCGTTCTTGAAGTTTGGCCAAAAAATCACGACTTGCATGTACTGTAACGCCATTGAATTTATTTTGGGGCTCTTGGTCGTTTGTAGCTGTGTGCGCTGGTCGCCGAGGCGGTGGTTTTTGTCTTCTATCTGGTTCATTTAAATTACCTCCTTTGCGAGACCTACGCGTGCTACGGGACCTAAACCTACACGACCCACGGGACCTAAACTTACGGGACCTACGTGATCGGTGCTTGCGGGATTTCATACCATAATTAACGACATTTTAAAACGTCTTTGCCCCTGAATCTTTTAAAAAAAGTCGCCCGGGCCCGGGACATCGGTGATAATCAAATTGGTGTCTTTGCGCTTGTCAATCTGGATTTGTTTGATACGGTTTAAAATGTGCAGCCGGTCGGTTTCTTCCTTTTGTTTCTTTTCCGCTGGCGTGCGTCGCCCCTTGTACTTGAAGTACAAAATCAACCCAGTCGCCAGCACAAATGCAGCTAAAAGCGAGAGGTTGACAACCCGCGTGTAGTACTTCATTTTTGCGTCCTTGCACGCATGCAGCGACGTAAGACAAAATGCGCGAATGTTGGGTTCGGTCAGATGCGACATATGCTAGATTCCTCCAAAATAAAGTGGGTCAGTTTACTTATGTTGACGGATGCCCTCAACGCCTTTTTTTGTATGGCCGCCGTTTATATCGTACTCAAATCCAACGGCATCAAAAGTATTGGGGCTGACGGCATCT